CACCAGCACGTCGAGAGAGGTGCTCAGGAACTCAGTCACCTTGTCGATCTTGTTGGCGATCTTGGTGTTCTGGTTGATGATCTGGTCGAGCTTGTCTTCGATGGCGGACTTCCCGAGGTCCTCTTCCTCCTCTTCGCCACCGTCTTCGTCGTCATCCTCTCCGGACTCATCCTCGCTGTCGTCCTCGCCTCCGAGCTCGTCATCCAGGAGCGCGTCGATGTCGTCGTCTTCTCCAGAGTCGTCGGAGTCGTCCGAGCCGTCGTCCTCTCCCTCGTCGTCGTCATCTCCGAGCTCGTCATCGAGGATATCGTCGATGCTGTCGTCGTCTGGGTCTGTGGCCTTGCTCTTGGCCTTGCTCTTGCCGCCCTTGCCGCCCTTGGGAGCGAGGTCGTTGAGCGCGATCTCACCCTCGTCGAACTTGGTCAAGAGCTCATCGATCAGCTCAGAATCTTCAGCCTGCTTCACCTTCTTGAGAGACATGCCCATCTTCTGGTTCCACTTGGCGCTTCCTTCGAGCTGCTCTCTGAAGGTAGCCCTCTCCGGGCTCTCCTTCTTCTTGCCGGGCTTCTTTGCCGCGTCCTTCTTCTTGTCGGGGTCCGCTTTCTTGCCGGAGCCTTTCTTCTTCGCTGGCTTCATTGCCATGAGTTCCTCCTAGCCCTCCTAGGGCGATTCCTTCAGGTGATCCGCATTCGTCACGAAACATCCCAGCACGGTGATGTCGTGGCACTGATAGCAATCACCAGTGCAGTCCATTTCCAGTTGGTCTCTGATCTTGTCCCAATGATCTCTGATGAAATACCTGAGACGTGATCTGTATTTGTTGACTTTGTTCTTCGGTGGATTGTCTGGAACGACACCTTGGAGTATCTCCTCCAACATTGACCGTTCCATGCCCATGTGAGCCCCGCCATCTGGATTGAGCAGGCTGCAAAGCTGCACTAGCTCTGTGTGATTGCACTGACCTATATCCGAGAGATCGAATTTCGGCCCAGCATCAATGATCTTGACAGCTTGTTGCTGCCAGTCAAAGAATGCTCTCTGCTTCTTCGCCATCTCGGGGCTCCTGTTCTCTGAGGATCATCTCTATTCGTGGGTTCTCTGGATCGCACTCCTTCTGTACGATGGTAAGGAAGTGATGCTTGTCGTCAACACCAATGATCTCCGCTACCGTATCCGTAGGTAACTTCGTTCTGTTCATGGTGTCAATCTTCTTATAGCGATACTTCGCCTGCTTGGGCCAACCCTTATTTTCGATCGCCTCGAAGAAGACTTTCACTACCAGGGTGTACCGGATATGCTCTCGGAAGGAGTACGGGTACTGGGCTGCGAGCTCTCCCACAATATCCTGAACTTCCTTCTTGTACGCCTTGCCCTTAGAGCTCAGGCGCCGGCCACCTACAATGATGATCGTCTTGCCATCCTTGCCTGGTCTTGGTCTTCCGGGCATGTTCTCGTAGAGCTGGTTGTCGGACGGCGGCAAAGGCAGAGTGACCCACATGGTCAGCCTACCCTTGCCGTCGTATCCGATCTTGTTCTTCATCACAGATCTCCGAGCTCTTCTGGTTCGCGCCGTCGCTTACCCTTCATCGAGCCGATGGCGTTGTCTCGTCGAGCGTCGTCGAGCTGTCTGATGCGGAACTCAACATCACGAGAGCAGGCGCCTCGCCCTCGCTCGAACTTGTCGACCTTGATCATGAGAAGCTGATAGGTCGCGTTGCATTCGGCTGCTCGCTTCTTGAGATGCTGTACCTTCTTGTGGATCTTGGCCTTGTCTTCACGGACGTTGACTGGACCCTCGAGAGTGAGCTTCACTTTCGTCTGGACGTTTCCAGCTTCGTGTTCGTACTCCTCTGCGAGGATCTTCTGGATGCGAGCCTGCTCTTCGGCGTAGGCCTTGATCTCTATGAACTCCCCGTGTAGATTTCTGATCTCCTTGTCCGACAGGGCCGCAATGCCCTGGGGTGGTATGGCAGGGATGTAGGCTCTCTTACCTCGCATCGGCGGCTCCTCAAGGTCGAAGCCCATCTGCTGCAGACGAGTGACGGCGCGATCCAGCACGCTCCTCTCTGACTGCGCAGCCGATCCGAGTTCCTTCAGGTACTCTTTCAGCTTGGCTGGCATGTCACAACTCCGGTGCCCCGACGAGGGGCTCCCCCCGCTCTTTCGGCTGCTTCAGCGGAGGGTTGCAATCCTCGAGGTAGCCGCATTCCAGACAGTCATATCCGACCGCCTTGATGGGGTCCTCGAGGTTATCCGCCATCTCAGCGATTCGCACGAGGCGTTCCTCCAGCGGGTTCCACGTTCTCACGTCGAACAAGTAGGGAAATGCCACCATGTTGCTGTCGTTCTTGTCGATGTAGATCACAACCGTGACAGGGACGTCTAGGCATCGCATGTACATGTGGGTCTGCTGTATATGCGAGGCCAGCGGCTTACTGCCGAGCTTCTTGAACCCGCCGTCGGAGATCGTCTTGAACTCGAACACGATCTTCAATCTAAGCTGCTTGTCGCCCACAGTCACGATGCGAGTAGCTAGACCGTCAGCGCTGCCACATACGCGGAGCCTCTTGGCCTCTGGGCTGTTCTCCGGCTCGAAGGCGACCTCGTCGATATACTCCCAGTCATGGTACATGGCATGGCTAGCGAGGTAGTACTGCATCATCTCATGGACGGCTGTGCCGAGGTCGAAGATACATTGTAGATGAGTGCCCGTCTTCTTCCGGGTGGTTGCGCCTATCAGATCGAGATAGAGCTTGAAGTCGCACTTGTGCGAGATCGAAGACGGGTGAAAGATGCGACTACGCCTGGGCTTGTTCCACTGGAGGTCGCACTTCCAGTAGATGCCCTTTCGAGCGAGCTCCACAGCCCACTCTCTGATCTCGTGTATGATGTCCCATCCCTTGAGAAACTTCACGAGATCAGCTCGCTTGAAGTTCTCGAGGTCAGAAATCGTCAGCAGTTCCTTCGTCATTGATCAACTCCATGAAGTCGTCCCATATCAGGACCGCTACCTCAACCTTCCGGTAGCCAATCTTGATGACTGGGTTTCGACCAGTTCGATGTGCTTCACCAAGGGCTTTCAGGATCGTGGACTCCTTGAGGGTGTACTGCTTACCAGAGACCGTGAACTTGTCCTCGCAACACCACTCCTCGTTTCGGAAGTCGCCCTTGACTATGCCACCGCCTGATTGGTAGCAACGACGACCACTGACCTCCTCGGCTCCTCTCTCCTCCCTCTTGCGGGCTTTCTTTATGATCGCCCGCTTCTTGCTCCTCTTGCTCAGGCTCATATCTTGTGGACGCAGGTGACCCCCGCCCTCCGCATAGTGAGCCAGTAGATCGCGTCGAAGATGCTGGAGTCGTTGCCGACCATCTCTACCAGCTCCTCCATTCCGCCATCGCCCTGGTTGATTACCTCGTCGTCTTGATCGTACATGAAGAACTTTGGATCCTTGATCTTCTTCGTCTTGCTGTCCTTCGTGCCCTTGATCTTGATGACTCCGTAAGAGCGTGCCGTGATGATGAGGTCGTAGTAGACGTTGAAGCCCCAGGAGAAGTAGTAGGGCACCTCTCCGGATGGGCCCTCGTGGCAGCCGGCTTTCCCCTTGGCGATCTGCCAACGCATCTGCTTGCCTATCTTGGTGTTCTTGCTGTCGCTCTTGGCTGTCTCGTTGCCGGCGGGCGTCATGTAGATGCCCTGACCGTACTTCACCCACACGTCTACGAGCTTGCCGTGCTTGATGGCATAGGCGCCGGCGACCACCCAGTCGCTATCGAAGGGCGAGCGCTTGGCTCGGTTGGCCTTGACTTGGTTGATCGCCAAGACTGTGGTGAGGTTGATGTCACCGTTCTCTGGGTTGCAGTAGGCACTCCAGAGCTTCTTCTGGAACTCTGTGGCAAGGCGAGCTTCGGCGCTCTGTTGCGGCTCGTCATCGAGATCTGTCTCATCACGAGCCTTGGATACCAGAGCCGCCAATGAGTCGATGACTACGATCTGGCAACGGTTGTCTTGGACGAGCTCGACAGCCGCCTGCAGTCGCTCAGCGGTGCTACCCTCGTCGCCGATGATGAACTCACCAATCTGATGCTGCTTGCGCTTGATCTCGGACTTGGTCAGTGGCCTGCGCCCCTGCTTCTTGCGGCTGAGGTTCTCGAGCTTCAGCTCGTACATGCTCATGGCCACCTTCACGTCGTTCAGGTGCGCGTGGTTCTTGTCCAGACCAGTGAGCTCGAGGGTGAGCCAGGCGATGGCTGCGTCATCACCGTAGATACGCTGGCACCACCTGAGAGTCTGTAGACACAGAGCGTTCTTCCCAGCTCCTGGTGGTCCAGCGATCTCTGACACCCCACCAGCGGGCCAGCCTCCTCCCATAGCTATGTCTAGGGATATGATGCCGGTCGGCCTGCGGAGCAGAAATGGGCTCGAGGAGTCCCCAGCCCTCTTCAGAATTGGCCTCTTGTAGTGCTTCTCCACTCGAGCGAGGACGTCATCAACCCCCATCGGTTTCCCTCTTCTTCTCGAATGGTTCAGATCCACACTTGGGGCAGACCGGGGGCTGGCCCTCGACCTTCGACCCGCATTTTGGACAGACTCCCTTGTCCGCCGCAGTCTTCACGGTGGGGTCGTCGTCCTTCTTCTCGTAGCCATACTTCTCCATCGATCCTCCATTCATTCGCCTCTGATCATCTTCTTTGCTTTGTCTCTCCACTTCCGTGAGAGGCGCACACGGATGGAGAGGTAGGGTTTGATCTTCCTTCTCTGCTTAGTGTCCTTGTCAACGAGTACCTTCCCTCTCACCAGCTTTGGATCGAGAGTGAAGTATCCTCGCAATTGAACCGGCTCCCCGATCAGTAGCTGCTCGATGATGATATCCATCAGGAGACCCATCACCATCTTGAGCACCGACTTGGGCAGCTTGAGCTTGAAGTACGGAGGCAGTCTCCTGAACAACTCCTCCGTCAGCTCTGATCTCGTCACTGTCCACCTCAGACCTTTGCCTCTACCCAGTCATTTCCTGAGCCGGGCGCAGCTTTGAACGGAACCCTGAGCACTATCCCAGGGTTCTCGAGGTTCTCCTGGATGATTGGGAGGGCGTCATTGACGCAGTCGTTAGGGACCTCCCACATGGCCTCGTCGTGTACCTGGAGCAGCATCTCAGTGGAGAGCTCCTTCAGGCGCGGGTCGAAGTGACTTCTGATCATCGCGCACTGCATGACGTCTGCCGCAGTTCCCTGGATGATCGTGTTGACGGACTTCCTCTCTCCGTCTCTCGAGGTCTTACACTTGTCGCACCAGCATAGATCACGGTGCTGAGCGTGAGCTCTGGCGAGGTGGCGCTCCTTGTCCTCCCAATCCATGATCTCGTGGAGCCAGCGGCGCCTACCAAGGAAGGTCTCAACGTACTTGGTGCGTGCCGCCTCGTAGTAGGTACGCTGGATGAACTTGTAGGCGCCGGGGATACGGGCAAAGTACCTATCAATAAGGCTCTGTGCTTCATCCTTGGCGGCCCACTTCACCTGCTTCTCTGTCATCTCGGGGTGCTCTGCGGCGATGCGGTCGACGATGCCGATCTCACGGGCGATTGAGTTCGCTGCCTTGCCGTAGTTCATTCCGAAGCCGATCACCTTCACATAGTTCCTAAGCTCCCTGAGGTAATCGGCGCGCTCATCCTGCCAATCCTTGTCCTTCTTCGCTCGAGCTACATCATCATAAGGCTCGCCCCACACCAGCTCGACGTTTCCCGTATGGATATCCTTACCGTCTCGGATGTTCTTGATGAGGCCCTTGTCCTTCGAGAAGTGAGCCAGTATGAACATCTCGAGCTGATCATAGTCAGCTACGATCAACTTCTTTCCAGGAGGAGCTATGAACGCCTTGCGGATGTCGAAGTTCTTGCGGGGCCTGGGCTGGTTCTGGAGGTTTGGGTCTGAGCTGGACAATCGAGCGGTCTCAGCTACGTGCTGGTTGAAGGTGGTGTGAATGCGGCCGTCTGAGTCAGCGCGCTTCATCAGGCCTCGTACATAGGTACCGAGGATCTTGCCGAGCTCCCTGTACCTAAGAACAAGACCAGCGGCCTCAACTCCATTGGCCTCAAACTGCTGAAGCACCTTCACATTCACTGATGGCTTCCGCTCTCCGCTTTGACCTCCAGCAGTGTAGAGGAGCGGCTTGAGCCCCATCTTGTCGAAGAGGAGCTTGCTGACCTGTGGCGTAGAGTTTGGATTGATCACCTCGCCGCACACCTTGTTGAGCTGTTTGTTGATGTCCTCCATCTCTTGCTCGAGCAGCGGTTCCATCTCCGAGAGATAGGTCATATCGAGCTGGCACCCGCGCCTCTCCATGTCTAAGAGAACGCGCGTGAAGGGCATCTCGTAGGTCAGGAAGAGATACCACAACGAGTAGCCCCTCCATGTTACGACCTGATCCAGTTCCTTCTTGTGGTGCTCATAGAGGCGATAGACTGACCAGGCGTCAAGACTTGCGTAGTCGATCACATCCTGCGGTCTCTGGTCCCACGCCTCGAGTAGAATCTGGTGCAGGTCCTTCTTCGGCGGCTTGCGTGGCTTGCCCGCTGAGTTCCTCGGATAGAACGTCTGGGCAAAGGTGGCCATGCGCTCGTTGAACACCCGCTCATAGGTCTGCTTGAGGCCGTGCTCTTGATCTGGGTTCAGCAGGCGGTCCATCGTCAACGTACAGATGAACTCGCCGCCCATAGGGAACCCAGAGTTGGCGAGGATGTTCGCGTCGTATTTGATCTGCGAACCAATCCACGTCTTACGCGGATCAGCCAGCACCTTCTTGAAGGTTGGAAGATGTTTGGCTTCTAGGAAGTACCTGTCGTTACCTGTGGAGAGGGACCAGAAGACCACCACATCTCGAGAGATGTCGAGACCGGTGGTCTCTGTGTCCAATGCGACCAGGTCCACGTTCAGGAGCTTGTCCCTGAGCTTTCTTGCTTGCGCCTCGGTTTCAATGTGAATCGGATCAGGCCGACTCAGTCCCCATCTCAGTTTCATTATCCCTCCTAAAACGTGTAGTGGTCCGGTCCCTCCTCGAGAAGCTCTTGGATGAGTGGACTTAGGTCTTTCTGTACGTAGCCGCTCGTTACTCCGAGCTCTGCCTTGAGCGTTCCGTCCCTGCGCCCGTACGCCAGGGCTGAGCAAAGGGACTCGTGCTCCCGAAGGAGATTGACTGCTCGAGTGCGCGCCTTCGGCCCGCTGAGCATTCCCACGAGATCCCTGAGCTCAGACCTGACTTCTACGAGCCGGTGGCGGAGCGTTAGGATCGCGCTCGGATCCTTCGTCCACCCCACGGCCTACCTACACGTCGATATCGAGCTCGTCGTCGTCGTCATCGTCATCCTCGACTTCATCGACGTCTTCGCGCTCTCCATCCTCGTCGTCATCGTCGTCGTCTCCCCAGCCTGAGCTGCCGGAGTCGTCGTCCTTGTCGTCGTCGTACGTGCCATATGGATTGTCGATCCCCATGAGCTTGCTCTGCTCTTCGGGATCCAGCGGCTTGTAGTCCCACACCTTCTCGAGGTTGAACGGGATCATAGCCTCCTTGATCTTGGCCTTCAGCTCAACACTGAGGGGCTCGTAGTCGGGAACCTGCAGGGAGGACTGAGTCCCCTTGCCGGCCATGTAGACTTCGAGCTTGGTATTGAACAGACCCAGCGGAGTGGGCTTCCTGCAGCTGTTGCAGTGAGGAACCTCGATGAAGGGGCCCTTGTAACTGCAGTTCTCACAGTTGTGGGGCTCCGCGCGGAACTTGGCGAGCTCCTTCTTCGTGTCGAAGGGCTCGTCCTCGAGGTCCCTGAGCGTGGCTTCGCAGCTCGGGCACACGAACGCGATGGGTCTGATCTTCCCACCACAGACGCAGTTGCGACCGAGCTGCTTCTTGGCGATGTCACCGAGCTGACGAGCGTGCATCGGGCCGAGAGGCCAGTACATCCTCTTACCGAAGACTTTCTTCACGCCCTTCTTACAGAGCTTGCAGCGCTTACCGTCACACTCCTCGTAGTCTTGATAGGGCTTGCCCTCGTTGTCGGTCTTGTCGGAGTCGACCAGGTGGAAGTGGTCGAGCAGGACCAGACTGAAGACGTGGAGCTTCTTGGTCTGGAGCCACGCCGCCCCGTCGTCGATGTGCTTGCAGGACGGACACTTGTTGTGCCCCGGGACGATGAGGTACTGCGAGCCTGCGCGGTCTCTCCTGAGGCCGGCGGTGCAGCGACAGTACTTCTTCTTGGTGGCGTTGTAGTGGCGGTGAACGATGCCGTACCGCCGTTTGATCTTGAGCGTCTTGCCCTTCAGTCCCTTGGGATCCTGAAGAGCCATCTCGTACTCGCCGGGAACGAGGACGATCTGAACGGGGTCTTCGTCCCCGCTGGGAGGAGTGAACCGCTGCGTCCAGCTACCTCCACTCCCTTTCCCCTTTCGGGGAGTCGCCGAGGAGGCGCGCAGCTGTGCTGCCTCCTCCATGTTCGCTAGCGCGTCTTCGTAGAACTCATCCATACCCATTGTTGAAACCTCCTCCTGTTGGCTACTGTCTTTGCGAGCCCTTTGAGGTTTAGATCGTCGGGTTGCCGATGAAAGCTGCCCAACGTGCACACACTTACATCAAGTGACTTTGCCAGCCACTTCCCAAGTCGTCCAGTCGCTTTTCTCCCGGCTTCATCGTTATCTAAGAACAGCACGATCTCACTGCTCAATCGGCGCAGAAGATCGGCCTGAGTCTTTGTCATGCTGGACCCCATCACCGCAACCGTGTCACGGAAGCCATGCTGAATCATCCAGATGCAGGCCTTGTAACCCTCAACGATTATGATCGGCTTCTGCTCTGCGCTCTTGGAGCGTACGAGCGCCGGATACACTCTGTGTGCGTTCCACAGATGTTCACGGCTGTCTATCTTGTAGCCTGGGAAATTCTCGTCGAAGAGCTCCCCGAAGTCTCCAGGTCTCCACTGTCCCTGGCTATCGTAGGACCCTCCGCTATAGACCTTATACCGAGGCTCGACCCCCGGCTTCGTGGCCCTACCGGAGACGCCAACGAGGTTCCCGTAGACGTCTCTGATGGGGAACGTGATACGATCCTGTTTTTGGTCGTATCCTATGTCCATCGACCGAAGAAGACTGGTGTCGAAGCCCTTCTTCACCAGGCCGAGTGGCTTGTAATCGAAGACCCCAAGCAGGGACTCCGGCAGGATGCGGTCAGCCAGGAATGGGTTGCCAGTCTTGAAGCGATATCGAGCTTCCTGAATGACCCTGGCGCGATGCTTCTCGAGGTCTTCCCTCAGGGGGTCTACCAGGGCGTCGATCTTGTCTCGCCCCATGCCAACGCCCTTTAGGAAGTCTACCAGTCCGCCACGCAGACCACACGATCCAGAGTGACACACCCACACTCCCGTCTCCGAGTTCATAGCAAAGCTGGGAGTGTGATCGTCATGGAATGGGCAGCGAGCCATGATCCACCTTGGTCCGCTGGACTTCAACTTCCTGAGGTAGGGCGAGACAATCTCGACGATGGGTCCCTGATCAAACATCTATGTCGAGCTCCTCGTCCAGCTCAGTGAGGAGCCTGTCGCTTATGCCAGCTGATTCTCTCGCCGGCTTCTTCTTGCTCTTCTTCTTGGTGGGCTGCTGAGTTTCTCCGAGAGCGGTTTGATCTCCGACGTTTCCTTCAGAGCCGCTGTCGTCGAACTGCTGAATCCACCCATCCCATTCCCACATGATGCTGGGGATCACTCTTAGCCTGAAGCCCTCAGCCTTGATCTCACGAGCACCAGCTATGTAAACTGAGAGCTTGGTGTACCCACCTGGGTCCTCCCCGTGGTTCACCATACGCAGACCTAGATCTGTTTCTTGTCCGCTGGCATCTGTGTACGAGACGTCGCCCATGTCCGTCTCATCCTTCTCTCGATTGCGCTGCGTGATTCCGATCAGTGGTATCTTGCATTGCTGTGCGGCGTGCTTGAGGTCCTGGGTGATGGCGGCTTGGTCCTGCCACTTCATGGACCTCTGTCCGTTGCGATCGTTGCGCATACGATAGTAGGAGTCGACGAATACGATGTGGGGCTTGAACTGTTCTATCTTGGCCAGCAGATGATTCACACCTCCGCCAGAAGGGTCGTCCTTATCAGACGTGATCATGAATGATCTATGATGAGTGGATTCTCTATCATGCAACTCTTCCTTCTTCAGGTTGCGCATGCGCTTGACGAAGGGTTGCAGGACTTCCTTGGGTAGCTTAGCTCTACGCAGTAGATCGTAGTCGAGGCTGCACAGGGTCGCTACGACCCTACGTCTGACCTGCTCTGGTGGCATCTCACAGCTGTAGAAGAGCACTCTCCGGTTGCCTACCTCATAGGCATGCGTGGCCATCTTGATCGCAAGCCACGACTTCATGCTCTTCATCCTGGCATAGATGAGGATGAACTCCTCAGGCAGCATGCCTTGTGTGACCGTATTCATCTGATCCCACGGCCATGGAACGCCGAGTAGTCCTCTGGCTTTCCGAGTTCGCTTGTAGTCCGCCAGGACTTCGTTGGTTGATTCAGCAAGGATGACATCCCTGCTGTGAGCCATGAACGATTGCGACTCTATGAGATGCGTCCGCAGGGTATTGAGCGCTTCGTACGGCCCATCACCCTGCAGGACGCGAGAGGTCTCCTCGAGGCCCTCAGCTAGGACGCGCGACATCGCTTTCTGTCGGAGCGACTCGCAGAGCTCTGGAATAGTCTCCCTGCTCTTGAGGTACTCGAAGCTGGGGAAGTGTTCTCTCATCCACCTGCTGGTGGGAACACGTCCGAAGTGGGCGGGGTTCTTGTAGTACTCCCCGAGCGCTTTGAACATCTGCCTTGCGTCGGCAGACTTGAACATCCGGGGTTCGATTCGCTGGCGGATGATCTCTGCGTAGTCACCCGAGCGAATGATCTTAGCTATGAGTCGATGCTCCAGATTCATGACTCACCGCCAACATAGGGACTGACCATGATGATGTTGCCCTTGTTGACGGAGGAGACTGGACCACCTTCTTTCCACTCGACTCCGTAGCTGTACTTGTCGATCCAACGAAGTGTACCCACATGGGGTTTGTCGTTGACGTCGATCAGCTCTATCTTCTTGTCGAGAAGGGAAGTAAGCAGCGTCGTGCTATTGTCTTTGAGCCTGAGCAGTTCTTTGAGCCCGCGTACCTCCTGGCGGAGCTCCTTGATTTGATTTTCGAGTGGGCGCATCTTGCCCACACGTCGTTCCCCACGACGACCCTCGTCACCCATGCGTCACCTCCAGGACCTTCAACCATATCGCACTGTGAAAGATCAATCAATCCCAACATATAGGGTGTGCTGAGACTGACCAGCACAAGATATGGTGTCAGCCGATCCTCTTGATGACGTGCTGCATGTAGCGACCAGCGAGCTGCTCGATGTCGAGCTGTTTGTCCATGTCCCTCCTCCACGCCATGGCAGTGCGCGCGATGGCCTGCATCACACCGTAGGCAGTAGGGATCGGCTCCTCGTTGTAGGCTTTGACCACGGCGAGTCTGAGAGTCTTTGGCTCCCTACGCAGGAAGTTGTTGATCTCCTCCTCGACATCCTCGAGGGTCTCGTTGTGGAGCTTCTTCGTGTTGTCGATGATGGACTTGGTTCTCTCCGGCAGCGTCTGGTACATACGCCCAACGAGCCTATCGAGCTCTGCATCGGAGATGCCCCTGTGCTGCCGGTAGAGAAGAGGCTCCTCCTTCACGCCAACGATCACACCGTTGGTGCAGACGAACCTGACGAAGTACGGGTGCGCGCTGAGGGCGTACGCTCCTACCTCGCTGTTGCGGATACGGATGCCGAAGTAGGCTGCATCTCCGACGTTGCCGCTTCCCATTCCCATGCCGGAAGAGAGCTTGCCGATCTTGCCTGCGGTGAGAAGGTCCACCGGCTCCCTGTCGACGAGCATGAAGTGGCTACCATTGTCACGGAAGCTGTAGATAGCGATGCCCTGGTCCTCGAGCTCCTTCGGATCGGCGACCTCCTTGATGCGATCGAAGACGCGGACGTCTTTGATCTCGGAGTATGTCGGGCTGACGAATCCCCTGAGCACGCCGTCGGTAGCGATATCCTCTCCGAACAGTTGCTTCTGCTTCGGGATCTTCACTCCGTCGAGCTCGGCGATGATGTTCGACTCGCCATGAGTCCTGGAGATGATGCGACGGTACAGCGGCTTGGGCTGGGCCTTCAAGTGGTAGCTGATGGCCTTGTTGATCTGCTCTGGGTGCATGCCGCCGAAGAACTTGCCCATCTTCACGCCCATCAGACTTCCGAGCTGTCGGATGGCGTGGTTCGAGGCTCGCAGGTTTCCCTGGCCTCTGACGTTGATGATGAACTGCCCGTTCTCAACAGCCATCACCTGCATGCCTCGGTTGAGATTGATCGTGTCCCATCCCGGATCGTCATCTCCAGGAAGGATACCTCGGCCTCTGGCAGAGACCTTCTCGATGCCTCCGTTCTCGATGGTCTTTCGGAGAGCCTCCCTCTCGTGGAGAGACTCGTGAAGATCGTCAAAGTTGTGGAGGCTCATCTGTGGAACGTTCCACTGGAGGTTCGACAATGCCCTGCTTTCTGGGCTTTCCCGTTCCTCCGTGGACTGCGCTTGCTCTTGCTCTGTCATCACCCACCTCAAAGTAGACCTGCAGGAGATGCTCCTCAATCGCTGATCGTAATTGACCAGCGGCTTCGGTGACCTCCTCAGGCCACGGTCCCCTATAGCTACTCTTCCCCAGGGAACCGGGTTGTTTGTCGTTCATCAGGGCCGATGTTGCCTCTATGGCAAGTTCGCCGGACGACCCTTCCAGCGTCATGTTGATCTTTACGGCTGCGACCGCATTGATGCGGCTGGGGGCTTCTGTCTTCTTCATGACTTCCTCGTCCTGGGCGCCGCCTTCATGAGCTTCTTCATCAGCTTACCCGACTCCTTGAAGTCCTCCAGGAGAAACTCATCCCTGAACTGGCGGCAGACTTTGTTGGCGAGCCTGATCCTCTTCTGGGTCTGCTCGCATCGAACGCTCACGGTGGCTGTGTCCTGGATGCTGATCTTGTACTCGCCGAACTCGAGCGATGAGCCTTGTTGGATACTTCGAGAGCGCCCAACCGTAGCTCCGCCTTCGTCGCCGAGCTTGTCGACGTAGACGGTGTAGTCCTTCTCCGTTCGTTTGGATTTTGGTTCTTTGCTCTTCTGCTCCACCGTAACCTCCTTGACGCGGCGAACTCTGACCTCAGCCATCAGTCCACCACGATCTCATTGGGCGCGTGCAACACACGGTTGGTCTCCTTGATCTCGAGCACAGCTCTCTGTGCGGTTCCGGCGTCGATCTCTCCAGCCTGAACCAGATGATCGAAGCCCTTGCTGTCCACCTTGAACTCGAGGGATACCACCGCCTGGCGGAGGTCCTTCCGATTCTTGAACCGCTTGTAGAGGTATTCACCGTCGAAGACCCGCTTCCGGCTGATGCTGACCTCCATCATGCCGACCTCGATACCAGTTTCACGTACGGCCCTCTTGACCTGATCGAGTGCGACGTTTCGTTCGTTGACGAACTGCACGAATTTCTCGAACACCTCCTCATGTTCGTTGCGGAACATGTCCAGCTTCTGCTGGGCCTTGTCGTACACCCCGTAGAGACGCTTGACTCTCTTCGCAGAGGGATCGCTCATTTCTTCTTCCTTCCGTAGCACTTCTCCGCCAGCCGCAACACACGTATGGCGAACTTGAAGTCTTCCTTGAACCACCATTTCCTCGAGTACACCGTCTCGGTTTCGTCCCTGAGAACGTAGGCCGGGTGCTGCATAGCGATCATCGGATACTCGATCATCTTGTAGATTCCTGGGACGCGAATGGTGAACACGTCTCCACGGACCTTCACGATGGACAGTTGGTTATCCATCGTGAGCCCCTTCAGGGCAGTCCCACCCAGAGCTACGATCAGCCATGGGTCTACCAGTCGTATGGTCTCCCAGATGAAGTTTCTACAGTTGGTGACCTCCTTCGATGTTGGAGGCCTGTTGGCTGAGCGACCACCGTCAAGCTCCTTCAGCGGCTGGCACTTGACCATGTTGTCTACCCACACCTCACTCCTATTCATTCCGGCCGCCATGATGAAGGCGTTGAGTAGATCGCCAGCGCGACCCACGAACGGAACACCGTCCATGTCCTCGTTCACTCCAGGTCCCTCACCTATGAACATGAGCTTGGCGTTTGGGTTGCCGGAGCCGAACACTAGGCGGCTCCTGCTATCCACCAAATTCTCGCATTTCTCACAATCCTGCCAGAGCTTGGACAACGCGAGCGTCGCCAGCACTAGAGGTTCTGGGAACTGGAGAAACTTGTAGCGGAAGGTGTTGAACTCTACGCTGCTCACCTCGGCAGCCTCCCTGACTGCGCGAGTTGTTGTAGCTTCTGCATCTCGCCGGGCTTGGGCGCCACGATGCCGGATGACTTCGCTCGAGCTACTTGGCGACGATCATCGTCCATGAGCTTGAGCATGGTGAAGTAGGCGTCCTTGAACGCCCTCTTCGTGTTCTCTTCCTGTTCGTGTGGCCAATAGAGCCAGTAGTCCCCGTGGATCTCTAGGCCCATGATCGAGTACATGCAGTAGTCCATAGAAGCAAGCGCTGGAGCCATACCTCCGTTGGGCAGTGGCTTGATCGTCAGTCCTACTGCGTAGTCGAGGATCAAGCCGGCATCTGTGAGCGTATCTCGCTTGAGTCCGATGACCCTCGTCTTGTGCTGCTCGACGACTACCAGCCGCTCGAAGTCCTTTTCTGGATCGATGTCTTTCATTTCACCACCTTGTATCCCATCTCTCGGAAGAGGCGCATCATCTCCTCGCCACGCTTCCGAAGCCTCGGCACGTTCACGTGCCAGATCATAATGACTCTGATCTTCTTCTTGCCTTCCAGCAACCTCTGGATTCTACCGACCGCCTGTTCCATCCAGATCTCAGAGGTGAACTCCATGAGCAGGAGTAGTGAGTCCAACGACTGCTTGTTGATAGCCTCAGAGAGGATGTGGATCGTTCCAAAGGTCACCTTGTGGTTGTCCAGAACCTCTCCCCTGAGGTCTGGGTCGACGTCGGCGTCGATGACACCAGAGTCTGGCACGAGTTCGTGTAGCCGTCGAGAGTGTTCCTTCGACGTGCTGACAGCCACAAGATCACGTCCCTTCTTCTTGGCCTCGTTCACGTACTTCAGACCTAGCTTCAGCTCTTCTGGTTGCCTGCCTACGTGAATACCCAGCTTGGCTGCGTGTACGTTGCCTGACTTGTCCAGGCAATCCTCGTGCCTCTCGTCAACCATGGTCTTCGATCTGATCACCTTCACTGTTGGGATCAAATCTTGCGTCTTATTGACGTGAACCTCTCGGCCCACGTGCCAGTAGTAGACGACTTGGTTACCGTCCGGTCTCTTCGAGGTGGCCGTGGCGCCGTACCTGTTCCCGATGAACAAGTGCGCCGTCTTTGAATAGTCAGGAGCAGCTAAGTGATGAATCTCATCCCACACCACGACACCGAATCGGTGACTCATGCCGAACGGTAGCCTGTCGTGGTGGGTGGTGAGCGTCTTGAAACTAGCGAGCACGATCGGGTGTCCTTCCCAGTCCCACTTGCTGGGGTTCCCCTGTATCCAGCCTATGCTGGGTACCTCCAGGAACCTATCGATCTCCTTCTTCCACTGCTTCAGGATGTGAACCTTGTCGTTTATGACCAGGGTCGGCTTCCCCCACTTAGCCAGGCAGTGGAGCATGATCACCGTCTTGCCCTTACCACAGCTAAGATTGAGGATGCCGCCGGTGGCGGACACGACATCATCGTAGGCTCGAGTCTGTTCGTCCCTCTCTGGCATGAGGGAATCTAGCTCGATGCTACTACGGATATCTGCCCGCTCGTATTCTGTCGGTCTAAGGTCCACCACGTCATACGGCAGCTTAGCAGGATCGATCCTGCAGCGTGGTATTCCAAGGTGGTGTCTACTTTCTCTCCAGCACTCTATGTACTCCAGCCTGTCCCCCTTCACGTAGGGAATGCGGAGTGAGCGACGGAGCGTCTCGACGGCAATCCTTTTCTTCGGTAGCCAGAGCCATGTGTCTATGTACCCGAGCTCTGGGTCCCTGTCTGGTATGGTGTAGATCATACTACTCCAGTAGCATCAATCGAGATCGACGTCTATCAAGTCGTCGTCATCATCGATCTTCACTTTCTTGGCCACCTTCTTCTTGGGCGGCTCTGTTTTGGGTGGCGGATCGGGGTCCTGATCCACTGGGGCTGGCACCCCTCTTGACGAGAACGGGAATCTCCACTCCTGGAAGAACACGCATACCTCGCCGCCCATGGCGCTGATTGCGCCAGAGGCCATGTTCTTGGCTATGCGAGCAGCTGGGTGCTCACCGTCAGCCGGTAGGATGTAGTTCTTGTTGGTGCGGTACCCATAGTCCGCCTGGTTGGCGTTGGGGCTGAACTCTCCCTTCGAGCCGACAGCTGCACCCTTCTGTCGTCTTCGCCTAAGAAAGACGTCCTTGCATGCGTACTCGTCTATGCACTCGTCGCACACAGGATCGTCTGTCTCCCACTCCTTCCCAAAGCATGGCTTTCTTCCCACGTTACCTCCTTTGGCTAAGTGTCTAGCCTCTCCAGTGTTCTTATGACGAGGTGGCTGGGTGCTTTGCCAAGCGGTTTCGGGGTGGTAGACTGGAGCGAGCTATTGTAAAAATCGTCGACGACTGAGTCGATGCCTATGGAGGAACGATGATCAAGGTAGCCGGGGCTGTAGTGGACCCCTATGATGACGACTTCGCTTCCTTGAAGGACATGGCTGGAGGGCGGGGGCTCCCAGAGTTCATCAAGCAGGCAGGGATCATGGAGCCTACGGCACTCAAGAACCTGCCTGATCATGCCTTCGCCGTCGTCATTCTTGGAGACGGTGAGCCCATGAGGAAGTTCGCGTGTGTGGATAAGGCACACACCGCAGTCAACGTGATGTACTTCACAGAGTACGGCGCTGATCTCCCCGCCCCCGTCAAGGAGAAGGTAGCCACCAATCTCTGCAAAGCCTGCGAACATTTTGGGCTTGAGGCCCCTCCTCACATCAGGAAGGAGGCGGCTGGAGCCAAGAGACTCCTCAAGCATGACGGCGCAGAGATGATCGTGCCGGCGCGTGAGGGAGAGAAGACTTCAGAGCTCACCGGCACGATGACCATGCCGAACACGAAGCCGGTGCGCGTCAAGAAGGCGTCAGTACTCGACGAGCCATACGTGCATGTCTCGAGCTTCATTCCCAAGACAGCTTCGACGACTCCCATGGACCCGGGTGTGTACGCTCTGGACAACGGGCAGCTCCCGCTGCTTGGATTCGACCAGGTCCTCGAGGCTGTGGACTACTTCGACAAGTATGCCATGAAGATGCACCCGAGAAAGCGCCATGATTTCGCAGTGAAGGTGGCCGCTCGGGCGGAGCAGCTCGGCATTCCCGTGTCTGAAGATCTCGAGAAGTATGGGTCGCGCAAGTACGCGCAGGCCGGCTCGATCAAGGTGGCTGTCGAGACGCGAAAGCGCATGTGGCATAGCCTTGGAGACGGGGAGCGGCACGGAATCGGTGGAGAGATGCTCGACCGTCTCTTCGAGAAAAGAGCGAGCGTCAATCCCGAGGTGTTTGCCGAATCCCTAGCTGAGCTTGACGCGCAGCTCGGCCTGTCCCACTACTGGGATAGCGGCATTCCCGATCCCTGGTACAGCACGTTCGGGATCGAGAAGAAGGCAGCGTGGTCCTGGAATCAGGGCGGCGAGTACGTCACCGAGGATGAGCTCACGCGGCTGGCACGGGAAGAGACTGATCTCTTGGAGGATAGATTCGGGAACGACGTGGCTAAGGGGTTGGCAAACAACCCCACGACCGTGTTCGACTCGCTTCCTCTGGATAAGAAGCGTATCATCGCTCGGATGGCCCAACAGAGGGGCTCTGGTTTGTGATCACCCCGGTCAGGGAGATCGGGTAGGAGGAAAGCAAAATGGCAAGTAAGGCAATGGCGCAACAGCGTGCAGCGAAGCCCCACCTGACCTCGGGGAAGGGTGGCGTGGCTGGTGAGGTGGACGATCTTCGAGGGGATGTCGACAGCGCCCTCGAGACCTTCGAGTCCCGCTCGGGCTATCCAGAGCTCGACTACATCGACGGGGCAGGTCCGGCAGCAGCCGGCGGTGATATGGTCATGGTCGGCAGGCTTCTCCTGCAAGGTCAGGCCTTCGCCAGCCTGACGCTCGGCGCATCGCTCGACATCATCGCCAGGGTCCCCGGCAGGGCCGGCAACGACTACAGCGTGGAGGTCATCGACTCCGGCGGCGTGGGTGGACTGGCAGTGTCGTGGGCAGCAGACAAGCTCACGATCGACCTCGATGGTGCAACCCCCAACGAGGATGCCATCGCCACGGCCATCAACGACGCCGGCGTTGGGTCCCCGCTGCGAGCGAACTCAGGTGGTGGAGCGGCCTTCGGTACGGTCGCCGAGACCTCGCTGGCCGGCGGAGCTGGCGACGGCTGGAGCTGTACGGTTGGTGGCTTCGACGCCCCGATCAAGTTCGACACGGGTGCTGCGACGTCCAACGCCAACCTCACCGAGACTCAGGTCACCGTTACTGTCCCGGCTTTGGCCCCGATCGTCGCCACCGACAAGGCGCACGTCTCGGTCACGACGGATGGGATCCGGTCCGACCTCGGTGCGGTGGCAGTCGAGTAGTAGAGGTGGCTGAACGTCAGCATGAGGATGATCTGTATCAGTTGCTTCGAGGCGTGAACAAGAATGAAGTCGCGCCTCGGGGCACTGATGCGGTTCAGCCTGCCGTCGCCTCTTATGACACCCTCATCGAGCCTCCCATAAAGGATGCTACGCCCGAGGAGGATGAGCCGACCAACGAGCCGACGGATAAAGTGCCAGAAGAGGACGGTCAGCCGCAGTCCCCAGAGGGTGGAGCCGATTACAAGCCGTTCACCCTTCGATCAGTATTCGCTCATCACGACTCTCACCCACTCCTGATGGACATGCTTCTCCTAGAGAAGTATGGACTCGACTGGTTGACGTGGGAGCCGGAGACGCTCTGGGATGCGATCTCGGAGGACTTCAAGACCACGGTAAGCACCAACAATGCCAGCATGATCCAAGCGGCGAAGACGTGCCACCTGGTCGAGACGCCTTGGGTAGCGTGGGAGATCTTCGTACCAGTCTGCCAGGCGTTCAACAACAACATTCCAAACTTCAGGACGTTCTTCAAACCTACGATTCCGCAGACGATGTTTGCGGTCGAGGTGATGAACTCTATCGACGACCGCAAGTTCAGCGAGGAGCTGGAGCGGTTCGTTGCTGCAGTCTTCCTGGACGCCAGCGTCTTCTACCTGCCGCCTCCAGTCGACTTCGCCCAGAAGATGGCGATGCAGATCGAGTATCGCTGTTCCAGATGTGGTAGAGTTGATCTGGATGACGACAACCTCATGTGCGATTCCTGCGGCGCTCCTCAATCGGCGCTCAAGACGATTCCGAAGTGGGACCCCGAGCCTACGAAGAAGCGTTATGAGCACATACTGTCGCAAGGAGAGGAGCATGATGTGCTGCAGGAGAAGGGGGTTGACGTCCAGGTTGCCAAGCTGCTGGTCGCCAGGAACTACCTGGATTACAGGAAGAAGCAGCTGGCGGATCAACTAAAGGCGGTCGAGGATGAGCGACTACAACTACGATCTGGCTCTCGTAGACGGCCAGCTTGACGAGTTTCAAAAGATCGCCTTCGTCGGTAGGGTGGCTCGAGCTCTTGGCCGTGGCACGGCTATGAGAGGTGCTGCCATAGGCGGAGGCATCGGTGCGTTGAGTGGCGGCGCTCTCGGAGCAGCTTCAGCTGACCCTTCACAGGGAACAATGGGCAGGGTTCAGGGAGCTATATCAGGAGCTCTGTCTGGCGGCATCCTTGGTGCTGGCACCGGTACCGTAGCGACGAAGGCTGGTAGGCAGTGGATAGGACGTGCTGGTAAGGCGCAGGTGCACGGGCTGACTGGCTGGGTGCCCGGTTCAAGGAAAGCTGGCAAGGGATTCTTCGGACAGCACATGAATCCAGCAGAGAGGGCCAAGGCCCTCGAGGGCCTTGGCATCACCGCTCCGAAGGGACGACTGTCTCACGGTCAGGCGCTCGGAAAGATTCAGCAGGGCAGGCTTACTGGGAAGCTCCCATCGGGGATGCAGCAGCAGCTCGCCGATCTCTCCGTGGCACGTCACATGGCTCAGCAACAGCAGGTGAGCAAAGGACTCACGTCCGTACCAGGATTCGTCAAAGGAATGGTGAAGGACCCGACTGGCACAGCAAAGACTGGCCTCCTCGCCGCCGGCGGACTTGGTACAGCGATGACTCTTGGCTTCAGTGCTCCTGAGGCTATCCAGGCGGCCAAGGAAAGGGACATCAAGAGGCTCGGAGGATCTCTGGCGGAGACTGGATTCTACGCAATGGGCGGTGGTATCCCCATGCTTGGGTCCATGGCACTCGGAAGTGGTGTCAGACGTCTGGGGCAGGCTCCTGGCGCTCTGGTGGAGAAGGTGATGGGCCAAGGACCTCAGCCGGGTCAGCCGCAACGAACGATGGGTAGCGGCGCCCAGAGGGCTGCGGCTCAGAGGGCTGTTCACCACATGACTAGGGAGGGCTGAGTCTGATGTTTGATTTCAACAGAGCACCAGCTACTCGCCCAACCATGGCCCCCGGCCGTATTCAGGGTGGCCAACGGCTCCAAGGTGTGAACTACCCGAGCCCGTTCTTCGATGTCGCTCATACGTACCTGCCAACAACCATCAAGCAGATGTTTCGGTGGTGCAGGTATTACTACCTCACCAATCCGTTGATCGCCGCAACCGTCAACAAGATGGCGGAGTACCCGATCACTGACATCTTGGTGGACGAGGACAACAAGGGGCTGAAGCAGAAGTGGGAGGACTTCTTCGAGGACACTCTTCAGCTACGCCCATTCCTGATCGAGGCTGGTCTGTTCTACATGACCTACGGCAATGCCATGATCTCGATCAGCCATCCGTTCATCAAGTGGCTCACATGCAAGCATTGTGGCCACAAAGTCCAGGCCAGGAAAGCTCGGTTCCAGTTCAGAGAAACGAAGTTCTTCCTGCACTGTGATCACTGCGGCACGAGCGGTGACGCCGTAGCCTTTGACCAGTACCTCAGGACTCCTCATAAGCTGAAGCTCATCCTGTGGAATCCCGAGGACATCGAGATCAGATACAACGAGCTGACTGGGGAGACCACGTACTACTACACAGTCCCCCAGAAAACCAAGAACGAGATCACTCTGGGCAAGCGAGATGTGGTAACCACAGTCCCGCAGGTGTTCATCGACTCGGTGAAGTCCCGCAAGGCTGTAATCATTTCGCCTGACAACATCTTCCATCTCAGACGCCCGTCCATACTGACTGGCAAGAGAGATAGAGGATGGGGTATCCCGATCATCCTTCCTGTTCTGAAGGACGTCTTCTACCTGCAGCTGATGAAGAAGGCCCAGGAGGCTATCCTACTCGAGCGCATCGTTCCTCTCACAGTGCTGTTCCCACAGCCTGGATCTGGTACATCAGACCCATTCCAGATGGTGAATCTGCAGGACTGGAAGAACCAGGTCGTCAAGGAGATCCAGCGTTGGAGGATTGATAGGAACTACATTCCGGTCATGCCGCTGCCACTGGGCAACCAGGTTGTCGGTGGGGACGGTAGAGCTCTGCTACTCAGCCAAGAGATCAAGATCTGGAGTGATCACATCATCTCTGGAATGGGAGTGCCCAACGAGTTTGTCTTTGGTGGTCTGCAGTGGTCTGGGTCGAACGTGTCTCTCCGGATGCTCGAGAACCAGTTCATGCGGTACGTGCAGGACCTTGGAAGATTCCTCCGTATCTTCCTGGTGCCCAAGATCGCTGCGTACCTCGACTGGCCCAAGGTCAACGTCAGGTTCAAGCCGTTCAAGATGGCTGATGATCTACAGCGCAAGGCTCTGTACATGCAGCTCAACCAAGCTGGTAAGCTCAGCGATACGACACTGCTCAACGACTGCGACTTCAATCCCGAGGATGAGGACGAGCTCATGGCCACTGAGACGGAGCGTCGTCTCGAGGCTGTCAAGAAGCAACAGCTCGCTGAGGCTGAGATCCAGGGAGAGATGGGTGTCATCCAAGCCAGGTACCAAGCCAAGGCTCAGCAAGTCATTGCTGAGGAGCAGGAGCAGATGGCCCGAGGCACGCAGGGCACAGCTCAGGGTGAGCCTGGTGCGGAGATGGGAGGAGGCCCGGCTACAGCTCCGGAGCAGCAACCCGCTCCTCCTTCAGGAGCTCCACCTCCTCAGATGATGCCTCAGATCATTCAGAGGATGAGAGCCATGAGCCCGGACGCCCAGGTAGGTCTTCTGAAACAGATCGCTCAGAGGAATCCGGAGATGGCTATGCAGATCGCCGAGGCACTCCAGCCAGGCGAAGAGATGACGCGCGGTGAGCCGCTGCCCGAGACTCTTCCTCCGAGGAGAGACGCGGCCAGCGCTCTGATATAGGACTAAAAGAAATCGCCGGACCCGTTGGAACGAGCCCGGCGACGTGGGGTTTCCTTGGCTACTCTTTACCTACCGTTGTCGACTGGCCGTCTCTTTGACGACGAGGTAGTGGGTCACCCGGGCAAGGTAGGTGCCCACTGCAGCCAGGATGAAAAGCTCAACCATCGTCGTCCTCCTCTTCATCGTCGTCTTGGCGATCGTCCTGTTGTTCTTGAGCTGGTTGGCTCTGAGAACTCATGGCTAGAAGATCGTTCTCGAGGGCTGCGAAGAAATCCGGCTTGTTCCACTCTCCCATATCCAATCCCCTTCTTTTCCCTGCGAGAGTTGGAATCTAAGCTGGTGCTCTTCAAAGCTCTTATAACCACTAGATTGACCACCCTGCGGCGAGGCTGCTAAGGTGAGTAGGCTGGAAACATAGGAGAAAATATGGCCCGGCTAGACCCTAGAGAGGGGTTCGAGCTCCTCAAAGACAGGGTGACTACCGAGGTGAAGGCTGCGTTCCCCCAGGAGGGGAACGATCACATTCTCGACATCGAGAATGTGGAGATCCAGGACGAGCTGGACCCCGAGGATATTGAGGGTCAGAAGAAAGCGAAGCTCGGTGGATCAACCTGGGGAGTCCCCGTGAAAGCAGAGTTCGTCTTGAAGGACAAGGCGAGCGGCAAGGTCATCAACCGAAGTAAGATCAAGGTGGCGACGATCCCGAAGCATACTCGTCGTCATTCCTTCATAGTCGGTGGATCTGAGTACCAGGTGGACAACCAGTGGCGGTTGAAGCCCGGTATCTACACACGTGTCGCGCAGAACGGTCAGCTCGAGTCACGGTTCAACTTCCAGGGCAAGATGAACCTCGATATGATCTTCGACCCCAAGAGCAGGAAGTTTCAGCTCAAGCACGGTGGGTCGAAGCCGCCGCTCTATCCAATACTCAAGGCGGTTGGCGTTGACGACGACGCGCTACAGCAGGCGTGGGGCAAAGAGATCCTCAACGCCAACAAGACAACGCCGAATGGAAAGGCGCTGAACGTAGAGAAGCTAGCGATCGGTTTCGCCAAGAGACTCGATCCAAACAAAGACGTCAAGAACTTCGACGACGCTGGAGATGTCATTCGTGAATACATGGGTACGGCGGAGCTCAGACCCGACGTGACCAAGCTCACGCTAGGCAAGGAGTTCAATACCATCACGCCTGAAGCACTCACGAGGACGTCGGGTAGACTTCTTGGTGTAGCTAGAGGCGACAAGCCAGACGTGCGGGATGCTCTGCAGTTCAAAGATCTTCTCAGCACGGAGGACTTCATCGCTGAGCGTCTTCAGCAAAGCGCCAAGATCATCAAGCGCAGGATACAGAACAACATAGATCGAAGGACCACCGTTCGTGAGATCGTGGGGCCAGACATTTTCGATCGACCCGTCAAAGAGTTCTTCTCGAAGACGTCGCTGGCGAATACACCTCAGCAGGTCAATCCACTCGAGATGTTGTCCGGCCAGCAGCGTACCACTATCACTGGAGAGGGTGGAGTCAAGAGCGCACACAAGATCCAAGAGGACGCAAAGCTAGTAGATCCGTCACACTTCGGTGTGCTCGACCCACTACACACTCCGGAGTCCGACAAGACAGGAGTGACACTACACCTTGCCATGAGCGCCGTGAAGAAGGGCAACAAGGCCTTCGTCCCACTGCACAATGTCAAGACTGGAAAGGTAGAGTATCTCGATCCAGAGACGGTCAATGAGAAGATCGTGGCAATGCCGGATGAGGGTAGGTGGGACAAGGGTAAGTGGGTGCCCAACGCGAAGAAGGTCAAGGCGAGTACGCTGGGCAATGAGATTCGAGACGTCGACTCCTCCAAGGTCCAGTACGTCATGAAGAATCCTGGTCAGATGTTCTCTCTCGCCACCAACATGGTTCCGTTCCTCTCCTGCGACTCCCCGAATAGATCATCCATGGCTGGGAAGCAGATGGAGCAGGCGATCTCGCTGAAGTATAGAGAGCCGCCTCTAGTTCAGGTAGCGCGAGGAGACGGGACCAAGAAGACCTTCGACGAGTTCGTCGGGCGATATGCCTCTCATGAATCCCCAGTTGATGGGAAGGTGACCAACATCACTGACACGTTCATGGAGGTCAAGTCGGGGCGCAAGACACACAAGGTCCAGCTGTACAAGGACTATCCCCTCAATGACAAGAAGGGTCTTCTCCAGAGTACCCCTACGGTGAAGGTAGGGGACAAGGTGATGAAAGGGCAGACTGTAGCCGATACCAACTTCACAAAGGGCGGAGTCTACGCGCCTGGAGTGAACCTCAACATCGGGTACACGCCGTGGAAGGGCTACAACTTCGAGGACGGTGTGGTGATCTCTGAGTCTGCTGCGAAGAAGCTGACTTCAGAGCACATGCACAAGAAGACCCTGTCCACAAAGGAGGCGAAAGCTCCCGGCAAGGAAGTCTTCATGTCCCACTTTGCCAGCAGTCTGGACAAGGAGCAGGCAGAGAAGCTGGACAGAGACGGCATCATCAAGCCGGGCATGAGGATCAGAAAGGGCGACACTCTCATCGCTGCAGTGGCCGACGCCCCGCCCACTACTGAGAATCAGATGTTCAAGAATCTCCACCGATCATTGGTGCAGCCATTCGACAACCGATCTATCACCTGGGAAGAAGACCAGGAGGGTGAAGTCGTCAATGTCACCAAGAAGGGGAAGAAGATCCAGGTTCACGTCAAGACTGAAGAGCCGATGACTGTTGGCGACAAGATGGTTGGGCGCCACGGCAATAAGGGAATCGTCACCAAGATCTTGCCAGACAACGAGATGCCGTCGACCAAAGATGGCAAGCCCCTCGAGGTGCTGATGAATCCAATCGGTATTGCTGGTCGGATGAACATCGGTCAGGTGCTTGAGACAGCAGCCTCTAAGGTAGCTGAGAAGCGCGGACGCCCGCTCAAGATCACAAACTTTGGAGTCAGTGATAGCCGCACGGAGATCGAGAATCTGCTGAAGCGGCATGGAGTATCAGATCGAGAGACCATTGTAGATCCAAAAGACGGGACGGAGATAGAGGGCATCCAGGTTGGAAAGCAGTACATCCTCAAGCTCCAACACCAAGTAGATAAGAAGATGTCTGCTCGAGACAGAGCTGGCTACGATCGTAACTTGATCCCAAAGGGCGGCGGGAAGCACGGTGCTCAGGCGCTAGGAGCTCTCGGCATGTACGCCATGTTAGCTCACGGGGCTAAGCACAACATCCGTGAGATGCAGACCTACAAGTCTGATAAGGCGCAGAACGACGATCTTTGGAGCGCCATTCAGACTGGTGAGCCACTGCCTCCTCCGAAGACTACCTTCGGGTATCAGAAGTTCGAGTCCTACCTCAAGGGAATGGGCGTCGACACGCAGAAGGATGGGAACTCCCTGAATCTCATACCACTGACTGACAAGCAGGTGGAGGAGATGTCTTCTGGGGAACTCAAGGATGCGGGGCGGGCTGTTCGAGGGTACAAGATTGGATCGAAGCGCAGAGGCTCAATAGATCCTGAGAAGTCTGGTCTATTCGATCCGCAGATCACCGGGGGCTTGGATGGCACCAGGTGGTCTCACATCAACCTAGCAGAGCCAGTGCCAAATCCACTCTTCGAGAAAGCAGTCCGTAGTCTCACCGGGATTCGTGGACCTCAGTTCAATCGTCTGATCGAAGGCAAGGACGGCGTCGATAAAGACGGAAAGATAGTTCCTCCGGGTACTCAGGGAGCTCTCTACGGTCCTCAGTCCATTGGTCTCATGCTGGATAAGGTAGACATCAACAAGGACCTGCAGGCCGCGCAAGCGAAGCTCCCAACCATCAAGAATCGTCAGCCACTGAATGAGACACGCCGAAAGATCAAGTACCTGCAGGCCCTGCAGAAGGTTGGCCTGTCCCCTCGTGAAGCGTACATGACCTCGAAGGTTCCAGTTCTTCCTCCAGCGATGAGGCCTCTATCAATGCTCGAGGACGGAGCTCTGCAGTTCGATGATCTCAACCAGCTCTACAAGGACGTGGCCCTACTTGATCAGCAGATCAAGGAGATGCCCAGCTTCGCGCCAGACAGCGCGAAGGCAGAGGCTAGGGCTGACGTATACGATCGGATGAAGGCCCTAACTGGTCTTGGTGGCTCCCTCAAGGGAAGGTACAAGGGGATAGCCGACATCATAGCCGGAGACAATCCGAAAAGTGGTTACGCCCAGGACAAGCTGATCAAGAGGAAGATGGACCTGTCCATGAGGTCCACTATCGTGCCCGAGCCTTCATTGTCCTTGGACGAAGTAGCCATTCCTCGCAAGGCAGCTATGGAGATCTACAAGCCCTTCATCGTCAGGGAGCTCCGTATGTCCACGGGTTCCGGACCTCTCACTGCCAAGGAGATGGTGGAGGCCAATCACCCGGCTGCTCGGGAGGCCCTGAACCGAGTGGTTGAGGAGCGACCCCTCCTCATGAAGCGCGACCCAGTACTCCACAAGTACGGCATTCAGGCCTTCAAGCCTAAGATCGTAGAGGGCAAGGCCATCAAGATACACCCCCTTGTGTGCTCCGGATTCAACGCAGACTTCGACGGGGACACCATGAGCGCCACAGTACCCATCACCGAGGAGGCTGTGGATGAAGCCCGAAAGATGTTTCCGTCGAAGATGCTGTTCAATCCAGCCACCAAGGGAGTCATGTACACGCCGGCCCATGAAGCTCAGGTTGGTCTCTACATGATGACGGACGTAAAGAAGAAAACGAACTACCAGTTCAAAGATCAAGCCGCCCTCGAGCGCGCAGTGAAAGAGAAGAAGCTGGGTCCTAATGATGCTGCCAAAGTAGGCGGGAACTTCACAACACTAGATCGGTTGAGGCTCAACGCCACCCTGCCAACACAACTGCAGGGAGGAAAGCTGCTCACTGATCTAGACTACCGCTTTACCAAGAAGGACCAGGGTCAGTTCTTCAAGCAGATGGCAGAGACGGACGAGAAGGGTTTCCCGATCAACATAGATAAGATGAAGGACGTGGGAAACCTGAAGGTCACTCATGGAGGGTTCAGCTTCGGGCTCAGTGACTTCAAAGTACACAAGGACATTCGAGATCCGATCATGCGTGAGGCGGATAGGAGAGCGTCAGCTCTGGATTTGTCCAAGAAGAACGACATGAACAAGTTCGTCGACATCTATGAAGGTGCGATGACCAAGATGAAGGATCGGCTGGATGTCAGAGTCAAGGAGCTCAGCACAAAGAACTCTTTGGCAATGCTCGAGACGGCAGCTGGGATCAAGGGTAAAGGGTACGCCCAGCTCACCACAGCTCCAGGTCTGTTCGTTGACGCAAAGGGAGAGGTAGTCGCCAGTCCAGTGAGGAAGTCGTACTCTGAGGGTCTCTCCGCTTCTGACTACTGGGCGTCAGTGAGCGGTGGACGCAAAGGAATCATCCAGCGAACGCAGTCTACAGCCAAGCCAGGCTATCTCACCAAGCTCATGATGAACTCGGTGATGGACACCTTGGTGCAGGAGGACGACTGCGGTACCGATCGTGGGGTCAGTCTCAACATAGATGAACCAGACCTTATCGGTAGGTACACTACGGCCCCAATAAAGATCGGAAGCACGACGTTCAAGCCAGGAACTCTGGTCACTGCTGACATCGTCAACAAGGCCAAGAATGCTAAGGTCACCAGGATCGTTAGCCGATCTCCGATGCGTTGCAATCACGCACACGGCGTATGCGCGAAGTGCATGGGGCTCAACGAGAGAGGAGAGCACCACGGGCTCGGAACCAACATCGGCGTGCTGGCTGCCCAGGCTATCGGAGAGCGCGGAACCCAGCTCGCTATGAAGGCGTTCCACTCAGGCGGGGTGTACGAGGGTAAAGCCGCGCAGGAGAGGTCGATCACTGGTGGTGGGTTCGAGCGCGCCGTCACTCTGCTCTCCATGCCGAAGCAAGTGAAGGGATCTGCCAAGCTGGCTATCGCTTCTGGTAAGGTAGAGGCGGTGAAGAAAGATCCAGCGGGTGGGTTCGATGTGAAGATAGGCGGCGTCAAGCACTACATTCCTGCTGATCGTACACCGCTACCCGATCTGAAGAAGGGTAAGGCTTTCCGAAAAGGTGATCCTCTGACTAAGGGTCCTATCAATCCGAGGGAGCTGCTTCCTCTTACCAACATGAACAAGGTCCAGGGATACCTGGCTTCGGAGCTACACAGTCTCTATGCCCCAGAAGGAATCAGACGTAGAAACTCCGAGGTCCTCGTCAGGTCACTATCCAACGTCACCAAGGTCGAGGACTCTGGAGATAGCTCGTCGTGGATCAGGGGAGACTTTGCTCCGACTGCTGTAGTCAACGAGTGGAATCGTAAGAACGCCAAGCGCGGGCTGAAACCTGTACAGCACACGCCAGTTCTTCGTGGGGTCAAGACTATCCCCGAAGATGTGCAGACAGATTGGCTAGCCCGATTGAATCATGAGAACATCAGGTCTACCCTAGTAGAAGCGGCACAACAGGGTTGGGCGAGTAATCTTCACGGTGATCACCCAATCCCGCCGATGATCGTGGGTAAGGAGTTCGGCAAGGGAACAAAGGATAAGCCCTGGTCGTACTAAGGAGACTGTCATGGATGATCAACTGTACAAGGAAGCCATGTACTCTGGATTCTTCGACGAGCTCGGACTGCTCGAGAAGCAACAGATGTTCGAGAAGCAGGCTGCGGGTCTTGGTACCTTAGTCAAGGGCTTCCGTCAGCTGGGCAAGGATCCGACGAAGGCCCTCGGTGGTGTTCGTAGAGCCTGGGAGGTCGGTGTTCGTAGAGGAGCTGGTCTGGGTAGAGGACAGGCTGGGCCTCTCCAGGGAGGCGTGGCGAACAGACTCCGCCAGGCGTGGGGTGGCGTGAAGAACGTCGCCAAGACACCGGCGGGCCAAGCTATTGGAGCTACGGCGCTGGGCGCCGGAGCGCTGGGCGCCGGGGCCGTGGGAACTGGGTACGCTGCTGGCCGTGCTCAGGGTTAGTGAGTCCTGAGTGCCACGAGCTCAAGCAAACTCGATCGCTCAGAGCGGTCTGAATACTCCCAGCATTGAGGAGGGCCGTATCGTCAACGTCGACATGGCCAACTTTACTGCTGACGTGAAAACAAAGACCAGCCAGAGACAGTTGATCGACGTACAGTGGTCCAGCCCTTACATGCACTTCGCCAAGGGTGAGGGGATCAACTTCATGCCAGAGGTGGGGGCGATCTGTAAGGTCTGTATGCCGAGTGACGGTACCCCGTTCATCATGTGCTTTGTCACTACCTTCGAGCGCGAGCGACCAGCCGATGGTCAGGACTCTGAAACGACTCTGCATCCTGACAGCACCGAGAGTCAGGAGTCTCCTGCTGAGGTTACGTTCCGATCTGGCAGAGCCAAGATGGAACAGGGTGACATACACCTCAGTACCAGAGACGGCAACGCTCTGTGGCTGCACAGGGGAGGTGTAGTCGAGCTCGGAGCGAACGGTATAACGAAACGGTTCTACATCCCACTACTCAACACGATCCGTGATGTCTGCGAGAACTATGATATGGTCTCGCTGGCAGGAGAGATGAGCTGGACAGTCTCCAGGGATGACAGGAACGCTTCTGGTGATGCTGAGGCCGCGTTCACGCTTGCTTCGAGGAACTTTGCTCAGGATGAATTCGCCACGGTCTTCCTCCGAGTTGGGCACGTTGACGATACCAAGAGGTTCCAGCTCCTCATCGCTCCGAACCGCATCAACCCCAGGACTGGAGAGGTCGACGGGGATGTAGTCTACTCAGTGGAGATCGATGAAGAGGGAAACCTCGACGTCACCGTCAAGAAGAAGGCTACGATCAATATTCAAGACGAGCTGGCTCTCACTGTGAGCGGGGACGCCAACCTCACGTTCAGCTCAAATCTCAACGAGACGATCAGCGGTGACAGGGATACCCAGATCTCAGGGAACCACTCTATGCAGGCTACCGGCAGCACAGAGAGGCTGTCAGCGGACAAGACAATCGACGCTCCAAGGATCAAGCTCGGTGGTAGCGCCATGTATCCGGTGTTGATCATGAGCCCAGCTACCGTCTCATTCCTGATGGGGCATACCCATCCGGTCACTGGTGCTGCTACTGGCCCGCCTGTTGCGACGACCAGCCCCAACATGATGACCGCTAGAAAGACGGTGGCTGAGTAATGGCCATGGACATCGACAGTCTGACCGAGGCGATCGTCACCAACTACAGTGCGGAAATGAAAGCCTCCTTCCCAGAGGTGGTGAAGAGCGTTACTGTAGAACAGATACCGAAGGAAGATGGTAGCTTTGAGTACGAAACCACGCCTCAGATGGGCCCAGTAGAGGTGGACGAGGCGAAGTTCAGGCCGATGGCGAAGGCAATAGCCAAGGCTGTGATAGAGCACATACAGTCGAGCGCCTACGCCGACGATAACGACGGCACTGCGGGCGGTGATTGGAGGATCAAATGAACCCGGGACTTTTCCTAGAAACTGATCTGGATTTCACGAAGGTGGCGGTGTCGGAGGTGCGAATCTCTGACAACGCCGACACCTGGCCACAGGAGCTTCTGCAGGAGCTGCTCAAGCAGCATCCGTACCTCGGCCAGTACGACACCAGCCCAGTGATGAGCGAGGTTGATGGAGAGCGCGGGTTCGGTCTCGGCTACTTCACGGTCTCGAGCAGGTCAGCCAGGATGGCGGTTGGGCCTGGTGGTCAGGCGATGCAGCAGATGGAGGGGGTGAAGTCCATCCGCATTCCGATCATCGTGGCGGAGAACTCAGCGAAGCCATTCGACGTGTTCATCGGATCTGACGGCACGGCCCAGCCGCTAACCGATGAGCGCACGCGCGAGGCTCTGTATCGCCCAAACATGTTCGACACGACCGGGAAGTCACCCTCCACCGACTGGATCTCAGACAGCCTCTATCCTCCGAGCTCGAGCGGACGAACTCTTCATGGCGGTCAGGTCATGGAGATGCCCAAGACGAGTGCGGCCAGGTTTGTCATGCCGACTATCGTCCCCACGATCCTCAAGGACGATCTTCTGGCTGTGGAGGACGAGATCAATAAGACGGCAAACCTCGGACCAGCACTTGTCCAGAACGATGCTGTCTTCCCCTTCATCGATCTCCTCTCCAAGGTGCAGCCAACCACCGCTCACGATGTGGCCAAGGTAGCCTCAAGGCACATCCCCTATGACCTCGTCCAGGTGGTGCGCGAAGGAGAGCGGTACGTCCTCAAGGTGGCGAACAGTCAGATGTTCGCACCAGAGGAGCTCGAGGCGGATAGACCTACCATGGTGCAAGAGGCTGGTGAGGATCTCGTTCAAGAGGCTGATGAGAGCGGAGCTGTGGTGCTCAGCACCAATCCGGTCGTCCACAACAACGTTGAGGACGACGAGGTCGGGGTAGCCACCAAGTTTGGTGAGTACCGCGTGAAGGATGCTACCACTGGGAAGGAGTACCTGGGGTGGGTCTTCCCCAAGGTACTGGACTACGATGGGACAGAGCTCCCCATGAGCGTCTTCTCCAATGGAGCTGTGTCAGCTATCCAATCAGAGATCGCTGGTAGCTTCGTAGGAAAGAGCGCGAACATCATCAGGGGTAACCCTGAGGGGCATGGATTCTTCTACCGAGTCACCGCCAGTGGGAGCGTCGTCGCGTTCATTCCATCTGAGTGCAAAGGATCGTTTGCCGATCCGAAGGGGCAGGGGTACATGATCGAGAGCCTCGGCGGAGCTCAGGTTGTGGTGCGTCCGACTCAAGGATTCACAGGACTGCAGGCACTCGGTCCCAACGAGTATGCCATTCCAGGCGATGTGAAGTGGGCCCCTCTCGGCGAAGAGGCCATCGCTCTTCTTGAGAGCCCCGAAGACTTCGCCAAGACGGCTTCGCTCAAGCACCACGCCACTACTGTGCGGATCATCTCCGATGGGTCCTGCTGGTCATTCAAGGATGGTCCTGGACTCGGTAAGCTGGCCAGTCATCAGCGTGAAGGACTCGATGGAGCAGACGCTCACTTCTTGGCCTGTGCCTTTGGTATGGAGCCCAACTTCGCTGTAGGTCAGCTCATCAAGGCTGCGAAGTACGGTGAGGTCAACGTCCGAGGATGTAGGCCAATCGGCGTTCCGTCCGATAGGATCGAGGAGATGAGGAAGATCGCTCGTAAGGAGTGGGAGCAGCTTCCTCCCCGCTACCTTCTGTTGAAGGAGGCCGCCTCGCTCACTGACGTGAGCACTGTGGACAAGGTCCTGTCGATCGGATTCATCAACCCTGAAAACGTTGGCGTGTTCATCGACTACCTCCCAGACTTCCAGCACTGTGTCAGCAAGCTGGCGGAGATGCTCATCGCTATCCGCATGGGGATGAAGGATGTTCCGGAGTCTGCGGTGAAGAACGCTATGGAGAGAATGGATGAGGTAGTCAGCGGTCTGCGTAAGCTGGTGTACAGACAGAGCACTCTCGATTAGTGATGGATCATCCCTCCCGATACTGGATCAAGTTTCTCTGCTCGAGGGGGAAGCATACCCACGAGGCAATCGAGGCTATGCTGACTGCTATCGAGCTCGGAGGAGCTGATGCAGACTTCATCAAGAGTGTGGATGATGATCTAGACCTTCCAGAACCGTTCATGCCAAGGGATCTTCGGCACAGACCGAGCCAAGCGTTTCTGAGGCGTGAGGGAATCTACGAAGCCTGGCACGACACCAAGGCCTTCAACGAAGCGTTCGACATTCTATCCACGACAGAGCTTCGTCACATGGTGGAGACCTTCGCGCTGTCTCCACTACGTTCAGATCAAGCAGTCAAGAAGATCAAGCAGAAGACAGGCATCTCGCTCTCCGTGCAGGCCTATGAGCTGTACCAGCACTACTTCTGGAATAGGTCACTGCTCAGTGGCGCGGCGTGGGGAGAATTCATCCTCCAGCGTGACCAGGCCCACATGGAGTGGCTGCAGCTTGCAGTTCACGCCAAGGGAGCTCAGGGCGCGCAGATGCTGATGTGGAAGATGGGCGCGGCCGGTAGACTTCACGTTGAGTCTGGCCGGATGTTCCGTGATATCCGTGACATCAACTACATGTGCATCAAACAGATCGAGCATAGGTTCCCTACAGTTGAGCACTCGAAGATGATGCTCAACTACGCTCGAGTCTGTGACATCTCTCAGCGTCAGGTTGACGCCAGTGAGAGCGCAACTGAAGATATCGTCAAGACCTTCAACTCGTTCAGGATGAAGCGGGAGGAGGTCCAACGTACGCCGATCCAGCAGCTGACGGGGGGCAACTTCTCAGAAGCTGAGGATGTGGCGGCTGGCAAGGAAGGCATAGGTGACTACTGATGGCATACCTCAGTCAGGAGCAAGGGGAGAGGATCAAGGAGCTCGATATCCCACACGGTGGCGTTCAGGTTGTTCCTCGGAAAGAAGTCAAGAGTGGCGACCTCCGGATGGAGTATCTGGCGAAGGACGGTGATCTGATCATTCATTTCTTCTGGGAGAGGCCGCACCCCACCCAGACGGGTACGAGGTCGCTGGGTGACGGATTCCCGGAACAACCCATCTTCGCTCCTTGGCCCGACAAGTTCAGGGAGACGGCCTGGAGAAAGCTCGTTGAGCACTTCAGGATGGAGGGCAGGGAGACCAATGTCGACGTGGTGTGGGTTCCGGAGCTGTTCAGCTTCGACGCCACCATCAAGGGCATCGCAATGATCACCAACCCACCCAACTCCTCCATGATCCGGTTCATCAACGATCTCGTTGAGCATCTCCATAGCTAGCTAAAAGGAGGGGCCGCTGCCCCTCCCGAGTCAACCACTACGGGTGACTCTATTTATCTGACCCCTGGTCAGCTGGCTTCTTCCGCTTCCACTTCTTCCGCTTCTTGTACGGAGCGAGTGATAGTAGGAATCCGTCTCGATCCATCATCATGTGTACTACTCGCTGCTGGCCGGAGCTTCGAGCTTCCGCCACGATGACGTTGTAGATGAGTTTGGCTGACTCTTTGTCTGATCCCAGAGGGAGGGGCATGCTCACCCTGACGAGGTCAAGTTCCACCGGTCCGAACTCGATTTCGTGTGCAAGGCAGCAATACCCTCGATCGGTATCGGCCACACCGATCTCTCCCTCCATAACGAAGCTGAGCCGTTTGAGCGCTACCTTGAGCCACTCAGGGCTGGCTGGTTTGCTCTGCTGGTTCAACGGCTTCCTGGTCTGCTTCCTTCTCGATGGAGCCACACTCGTGAAGGATCATGCGGTCTCGGGTAGCCTTGTCGAGATGATTGACGATCGGGATATCATCCTCGTTCTTCCTCACCTCTATCCACCCGAGAGAGGGCGCCAGAACGCTCTTGACCGCGCTGTCTACTGCAGCGCGTAGATCGTTGATGGTAACGCTGACTGCCGTGGCGACACCCTTGATGGGGGTGTGACCCTCGAACTTGCCGTCGTCGCCCTCGAACCTGATGAAGCGACTGCCGAAGTCACCGGGGTTCTCGGTGAGGTCGAAGTCTGCCTCTTTCTTGTTCGGGCCAATGATCAGGCCGTTGCGATTGTCACCGTCCAACCACACAGTGATGTCTACCAGCTCGCCAGCCTTCTTGCGAGCTGACTTCAGGATGGTAAGTTTTGGCAGCACACCGGTGAACTCCTGCGCCGCGCCCAACCTCGCCTGCAGCATGGTGCTCTCCATGCTGTTCAGACGCCTCTTACGTCCGACCACTCCTCCCTTCGCGCGCTTCTCCGGCGGTACCCCCGCCATCAAGCTGTCTCCAAGCACATCCCGTGGGAGGTACTTGTCCATTTCCCTCAGCTCATCCTTGGTGTATCCCATGGATGTTGCGAGGGGCTCCAATTGAGCCAATGTGTACTTGACCTTCTTCTTGCCCATCTGGTCCTCCTGGCTATTGGCTAAAGGCTCTTCGTCTACAAAGAGCTTATAACCAGGAAGTGTGGTAAGATCAGTTCGATGTCAGCCATTCTAGAAGATGTTAGGACTCCCAGGATCGAGCCACGGTTCGACTTGGACCTTGAAGACGAGCTCATTGATAGCTTCATTGATCCTGATGAAGAAGCTGAGATGGCCGAGCTTGACGCTATCATAGATGGCGTTGCTTACAAGCCTCCTGAGAGTCAGCTACCAGAGATCACTCCCTCTGAATTTACAGAGTTCGCCATCAGGATACCGGTGAAGGGTGACCTCGAGAGGTTCAGCTTCGAGGGCCGTGAGTACCTGCGTGAGATCTATGACACACCAGCTCGCCGCATACTCATGAAGTGTGGGCGTCAGACAGAGAAGTCTACCACTCTGGGGAACAAGTGCCTGGCGTACTGTGGGATCAACGGCAACTTCAATGTGCTGTACGTCAGCGCAACTGCCCAGCAAGCTCAGGTCTTTTCGGTAGACCGGATCAAGAACGTGATCGAGACCTCACCAGAGTTCGCTCATCTGGTCGACAGGAAGCTCCAGCAGAACGTTCTCTTCAAGCAGTTCAAAAACAGATCCAACATCAGAATCAGGTACGCCTTCCTGTCTGCAGACCGCGTTCGTGGTATTCCAGCAGACAAGATCTTGATCGATGAGATCCAGGACATCATCACCGATAACATACCAGTCATTGAGGCATGCGCCTTCCACTCTGACTGGAAGATCTTCTGCTACTCAGGCACTCCAAAGAGTCTGGATAATACGATCGAGGTATACTGGGCGGACTTCAGCACGCAGAACGAGTGGGTAGTTCCGTGCGAGGCCTGTGGCGGTACCAGCCGTCGTAAGGACACCTGGCACTGGAACATTCTCGGATCAAGGAACATCGGTAAGAAAGGTCTGGTGTGCGCCAAGTGCAAGAGATCGATCAACCCGAGACACCCAGACGCGCAGTGGTCATCCAGGCAGCCAATAACGAAGGAAAATAGGAACCGAGTATCATTCGAGGGCTATCGAATTCCTCAGCTGATGGTACCGTGGGTAGACTGGGAAGAGGTACTGTCTGCTCGTGAGCGATTCTCCACAGCTCAGTTCAACAACGAGGTCCTCGGACTGTCATACGATTCTGGCGTACGACCGCTCACAAGGGCACAGATCAAGTCGTGTTGCAAGGAAGAGATACACTTCACTGACCTAGAAGAGAATGCCCGCAAGTGCCACGGTGGAGTGTTCGCTGGTATCGACTGGGGTACTGGGGAGAATACCTACACAGTCATCTCACTTGGCGGTTACATGGGAGGATCGTTCCAGATATTCTTCTGCCACCGCTTCACTGGTGACGATCTTGAACCCAGAATGCAGCTGGATAAGATCGCCAAGCTGCTTCACGCAGTGAGGTTCAGGTGCTGTGGTGCTGACTACGGCGGAGGCTTCGACAAGAACGATTGGCTGATGAGAAACTTCGGCCCAACAAAGTTCGTCAAGTTTCAGTACGCTCCGAACCCGAGTAAGAAGATCTACTGGCAGCCGAAGCTCGGCCGCTACATCGCCCACCGCACCGAGATCATGAGCGACATTTTCAACGCTCTCAAGCGTAAGCAGATCTGGCTGCCCAACTGGGAGGAGTTTGTCACTCCGCATGGAGAGGACATCCTCAACATCTTCAGTGAGTGGAACGCCCAGCTCAGAATGCTGCAGTACAAGGTTAGCCCAGGGAAGACAGACGACACCTTCCACTCGATTCTATACTGCATGCTTGCCTCTATGATCGGCGGGAAGATGAGACCAGATATTCTGGTTCCAGTTCGTGAGGGCGACGTCCTGTTTCATGGTTAGCTAAGAGGAACGGACGGGTGTAGAACTGGGACGCTGTAAAGCCATCCCTGTTCTACGATCCCGTCCCTTCAACCAGGTCCGTCGACGATCCCTCTCGGTTTCCTCTTTTCAGATCGCTGCCGATCCTAGCCGTAGAACCTGGTTGGTACTGCTCGGTGCCGAACTCAAGCGGCTTTGCGTCCGCGCTTCTTTGCGGCCGGCTGCTTGGTCGTGGACTGCTTGGTTTTTCTGGCTGCACGCTTCTTGGGGGTGGGGGTGGGGACGTCGGTGATCTGGGTGCCGAGCGCTTCGACGTCTTCCTTCACGGACTCGAGCTCTGCGTTCAGCTCCTTCTTGAGCGCCTCCTTCAGGCCGCTTCGGAGAGTGTTGATCTCTCCTTGGAGCTGGGTCTCCTGCGCCTTCATCACCTTCTCGGCCTCGAGGGCGAAGCTGTTGATGGCGCTCACGGTGTTCTTGTCGAGCTGTCGGGTAACGCCGGCTGCGGCGCCAAAGCCCATGACGGCGCCCGACGTCGAACCGATCGTGATTCCGAGCCAGTCAGCCAACTCCAAGAGGCGCCCGGTGCTCCAGCCCAACAGCGCGCCGAGTCCCGCACCGCCGATCGTTCCCAGCAGATACACGAACCAGTATCTGCCCAACGAACTCCCAAAGGTCAGCTCCTTGGCCGTCTTCTCGGCGATCTTGCTGATCTCCTTCTCGGTCTTCTCCTCTTTCTTCTCTGTCTTCGTCTCGTCTGACATTGTCTTCCTCCTGACCTAATAGGTTAGGTCGCAATCTGGGTTCAATGATCTTATGACTGGAGGAAGGTCGGTTTTGCAGGTTAGAGGGCTGCCAGACGGCCCCTACTGCCTGTCTTCTTCATCTGGCGGGCCAGGTCATCGAAGGCGTCGATATCATTCGAGGCGAGGTGCTGAAGGAGCTTCTGGCTTGGCCCGAGCTCTGCGGCTCGCTCTACGAACAGTACTGCGATAGTGGACAGGTTCTTTCTGGCGACGACCAGGAGGTCACGAATGCGTTGAAGCTCGAGATTTGTTTTTAGGTCTTGGTGGGTAGCCACGAACTTGGTGGCCCTCATGCACAGCTGGTAGAAAGTCTGCCAAGAGTGATCTACTTTTAGCATATCATTCAGCCGATCGATCTCTAGCTCTGTGATCTTGATAAAGATCTCGCAGAAACTGAGAAGCCTGTCTGTAGGCCAGGAATCTTCCCCGAGCTCCATCTCTACCACCTGGTAAAGTTGGATGAGCTGGTCGTCCTCCATCTTAGTGAACCTCGATGCCACGAGACCGTTGACCTCGAAGAGCATGTTCAGGGCCTCTTTGAGGCGTTCGACTTCTCGCTCGAGGAATAGTAGGCGACGTATCATATCGCCAGGAGCAATCTCTCCTGCTATGTTCAGTCGATGGATCTCTGCGACGTCAGCAGTGCGTACATAGCAGCTGTCGCCCTCGTACTTCCTGCGAATGAGGCCTTGGTCGCATAGGTCATGGACCTTCTTCTGGGGGCAGTTGAGGATCCCCGCTGCCTTTGAAACTGGAATGAACTCTTTAGGGTTGCTTCCCATGCGATCCTCTATATGCTAGTTTTTATAGTAGCAGTAGTGGGAGTAGACACCAAGTACTCGGTGTCACGCCCGTAAGGGGCGCCAGCTATGAGGAACAGGCGCATGATCGGAACTGAGACAGCACCCTTCACGATGGGTGACCATTCTCATCGTGAGGTGGCACCTGATCGGCTGCGTCTTCTTGGAAAGCAAGCTAGCGCTTTGTATTCCCAGAGGAACATGCCGTTGACTGAGGCGGTGGTCCAGGTTCTGGGTTCGGAACAGAATCTGGGTCCGGAGCACGTGCGGAGGGTCGTTGAGTTCGCCAACACCTACGCCTTCGACAGCGACTTCGACAAGCAGGCTGGAGATCACAGGGTCGTGAACTTCAACGACGGCCCGGCGGATCCATCAAGTGTCATGAAGGAGCTGCGTGATGGCTCGACCCCCTCGGTCTATGGTGCCCCTGCTCCTGTGAGCGAGCCTTCGGGTTACGTTCCAGGGGCTGAAGGCGCTCTGGCTGAGGCGTTCGGTCAAAACGTGAAGACGGCTGCGGCGAACGGAGGCTATCCGTTTGAGAACCCACACGGAGACATGTTCGCTCTCTACGATACGGTGAGGGCTGCTCGAGATCAGATCCACGCGGAACTGTCTGAGCTGGAAGTGGCGTATGACAGCGCCGCTGACTCCCTCTTCAAGGAGGCTCGCCAGGTGATCCTGGATGGGAACTCCCCGGCCGACGTGTCTTCTGTCGTCGCTTCCGCTGCTCCCAGTGTGGACTTCGTGAAGCTGGCGCTGAAGCTCATCTCGAACCGGATGGAGTACGAGCGCATCCCTGTGAGGGAGGGTCTGAACAAGACGGCTTCTGTGCGCCTGGCCAATCCACAGCACCCGCTGTACAGGGCCACGGTCGAGTTCGTCAAGGTGGCTGGTGCTCGCTTCCATCGTGTTGCTGCGCTCGAGCACCTCAACGAGCAGATCGCTGAGGTCAGGCGAGAGATGAAGAAGGTGATGCAATGAGTCTGATCGCTGCTGACCACCTGGTTCGTCAGGAACTCCAGAAGGCTGCCACGGCCGCTGATGTCGGCCGTGGCATCATTGGTGCCGTCAAAGGTACTGGTCGTGTGATCCAGAAGGGATTCTCAGAGGCTGGTCGTCAGGCCGCCCAAGAGCTTGGTGGTGGAGCGGGCGGCAAGCTGGTTGGTGGAGCTATCACTGCAGCTCCGGCTCTCGCCGCTGGTGGAGCGGCTGCTTACGGAATCAATGAGATGGCCGGCGATCCGCTTGGTCGTTACGTGGCTCGGAAGCGTCAGCAGCTCGCCAACAGAATCCAGGGCTCTCAGGTCTACCAGCAGGGAGGAGTGTACTACTGATGGGCGCAATCAGAGACTTCCTCGAGCACGAGGGTATGATCGAAAAAACAGCTGCGGCTCCTCTGTCCTGGAGAGAAGCCGCACACAAAGCTGGGGTCATGGCTGCTGGTACAGCTCTCACCTACGGAGTCATGGAGGCTATCAGCGCCGCCAAGAATGCTGTCAACAGGACTCGTGGCTACCGAGCCATGATCGACACCAACCCAGAGCTCAAGGAGATGGATGCCGAGGGCGTCAAGGCCATGTACAACATGATGCACAAGACCGCCCCGACTCTTGCTCAGAACCCCTACATAGCTGGGGGCTTCGTCAAGCGAATCGAGCACGGCAAGAAGTGGATGGATCCGCGCATTGTGTCCGACTTGGCTGAGACCGAGGCGAAGATGCAGCGCACTGGCTACGGACCACTGACCGGCTTCCCATTCGAGGTCGGCAAGGCCATGGCTGGCTGATTCCTCTATCATGATCATAAAGCAGTGCCAGTTTAGTGGGCGGGATGATAGTGGAGTGCACGTGCACCTCCTCCATCCTGGCTACGACAACGAGCACCTGGTCAAGGTAGCTGCGGCGTCGCCTCCCCAGCTTGAGCGAGTCCTCAAGCTGGTGCGGTCAATGCCCAAGACAAACAGTTCTCTTCCAGTTCTGGTAAGCGCCATGGGGGCTGGAGAGTACTGGGGGTCGAACTCCAACGGAGACTACTTCCCAGAGTCCTCATTGATCCACACTCCACCAAACTGGTTGGGTCTGTCTCTGGACCTGCAACGGCAATTGGGAGCTAGGTGGGAGTGGGGATACCCGACGTTCTACAACGCCCACGCCTTCCAGCACCACGTGAACAAGGATCCAGCTCGAGCATTCGGCGATGTCGTCTACGCGATGTGGGATCCACAGATGAAGCGAGTGCTTCTGGTCATCAACATCGACCGGGAGAAGGCGCGAGTCATGGGTGCCATCAGCGTGGTGGACAAGATCGAGAACGGGGAGTTCCCTGATGTCTCGATGGGCTGCAAGGTGCCCTACGATGTCTGCACCATTTGCGCCGACTGGTCGCGCATCACACAGAACCCAAAGAAGGACCTCGCTGAGCACAGGAAGCGTCCCATTCGTGGGCTCTCCACCACGCGCCACGAGTACTGTCAGCATCTGCAGGCAGAGCTGAACAAGATCTATCCTGACGGCCGTAAGGTCGCCATGATCAATCTGCACCCCAAGTTCTTTGATCTTAGCTTCGTATTCATCGGAGCCGACAAGACCTCGAAGGTGATGGCGAAGCTGGCTGGCGCTCAGATGTGTCCCATCCGCTCTAACGCCAGGATGTGCAAGAAGGGATGTTTCGACTGTGCTATTCCCTCGAGCCATGTGTACGAGGTATGGTCAAGAGAGAAGACAGCCGAAAGGGCTGAGAGATCTGGTGCTGTGGCAGTCTCTATGAGTAAAGAGGAACCAACTGCATATGATCGTATGCGCGCTGAAGCTACCTCCAGAGGTCTAACTCCTCATCAGCACGCTATGAAGATGGGCCGTAAGGAGTGGCTGACGCGCATAAATAAGGCGCGGAAAGAGGATGCAGCTTCGGGGAGACCCTGGCTCGGTGATAAAAAGATCGAGAAGAAGGCGGTCACCTTTCCAGGTATGGAAAGGGAGCTCCGAGACGAGAGGGATGAGATGGGCCCACTCGAGGAGCTGTTTGGGATCGATAAGCAATCTGCTGCAGAGATCGCTAAGAAAGCGGAGATCATCAAGCAGATAAGATCTAACTTCTCGAAGAGCCTGCCAGGAATGACAGCTGAAGAACCCAACATTCCTAACGACGTTCTCAACGCCATGTCTCAATGTCCCAGAGAAGCTCTCGGTACGGCTGGCAGTATGGGAATCGTTCTCAAGCCCAGAGAGTTTCAGAGGACCATAATCATAGCTCGAGGCAGGCCTGACTTGGCTGACCAGCTCGACGATGCTGGAGCTTGCTTCAGTCCAGGAGCTCCTCCATCGAGGGACTTCAGCATCTCAGATAAGATCATTCCGCGCCTACTACAGGCGCTGGCACCATTGATAGGAGAACGGAGCTGTTTCGGCCCGCCCGTTCACCGAAGAGTCATACGGATGACGATCATCAAGAGGCCGGAGTCACCGCTTGAGCTTGAGGGTAATCCGCTTCTAGACAAGCTGAGCGCAGATTATTCTGCGTACCGACAGCAGCTTCTGTACAAGCAGGCAGCTCTAGTTGACCAGCTCATCCACGAGCACCCTTGGGTAACGTCCGCTATCCTCGGACCCCAAATTGAAGGATCGTTTGGAGGGGGTCTTGTCAAGGCGGGGGGTAGTGTGGTGGAATCAATGCTTGGAATGCTCTCGATCGACTATCTAAACCAGGCACACCTTCCGAAACCGATCTCGGAGTTCGTTTCGGATCATTGTGACCTGGCCGGATTGAAGTCGGCAGGGGAGCTCGCTTCGTGCGGTAGGGTAGCGTAGGGGCGTCATGGACTCTCGAAGATCGCTTCTCACCGTCAATAGGCCTTTTGAAGGGTAAATGACAACGAGGAGAAAAGAACAATGGATCCTAACAACATGCCCGATCCTTTCCTGAGCCAGTACTACGGTACCAACGTGCCCGAGCCGATCGAAGGCGACAGCCTCGAGAAGATGGCCCAGCTTCATCTCCTGGAGAAGCTGGCAGAGGACGAGCAGATCGACCTCACCCAGTACTCCGACGAGGAGATTCTCGCCATGACCGATCAGGTCTTTGGTGAAGGCAATGGGGGCTACGAGCCCCAGTACGGTGACGGCGACTACGAGAAGATCGCCGCCGCCCGATTCGAGGAGGCCGACTATCTCGGTCGCGTGATGGCCCACTCCATGTGGAACGAGCTCGAAGCCATCCAGAAGGCAGCCGCTCGAGGCGGTCAGATGTGGGAGGGTGGAGAAGCAGCAGGCGAGAAGGCTTGGCAGGAGCAAACGAAGAAGGTCAAGGATCTGAAGAGCGAGGCCGTCAGCGCCGCCAAGGAGCGACACTGGGCCAACAAGCCCTCCGCCGCTGGCAAGGGCTACAGCGGTGCCCGTTCCGTCGGCAAAGCTGAGGGAGCAGCTCGAGGCGCTCTCCACAAGCTGAAGAGGCCAGGCGCCAAGGGCAAGGCCGCTCTCGTCGCCGGCGGAGCCGCTGCTCTCACCGGCGGAGCTATCCTCGGAGCCCGCGCGCTGAAGAAGAGGCAGGAGCAGCAGAAGACGGCCTCGGCTCTCGACACTCTCGCCGACTCCCGCGCCTTCGACATCCTGGCCGAGTATGGCTACGTCACCGAGCGGGGAGATGTCATCCCTCCCGACGGCGAGCCCGGAACTCCCTGGGATGTGCCGTTCCAGAAGACGGCCTCGGTGGAGCTGGACAACGCGGTCGAGGACCTGGCGTGGGGCAAGCTCTACGACCTGGGATACCTCGGGTAGCATGAGCTCATGTCGGGCCTGGGTGTGAGAACGGTGGAAGCTATGATGGACGAGCTACAGAAGATCGCTAAGTTTTCTGTTTCAGCTCCGTCCATCAAGGCTCCACCTGCACCTGGAGGAGATGGATCGGTGCTGAAGGCAACTCCAGCGTCGCCTGTCTCCCCGAAAGCGATCTCTGCCAAGGCTCTGAAGTCCACGAACCTAACGAAGACGAACTACACCAACGTCTCCACTGAGGTGCCAGCACCACAGATCGGTCAGACGATGGAACAGAAGGCTTTGCAGCCTCCTGTAGTTCGGTCATAGGAGGTAGCCGATGAGGTTTACGCTACAGCAGATGGTAAAGGCTGCAATGCGTGGGTCTCAGGCCGATGCCATGCAGAAGATCGCCGAGGAGGCAAACGACTCGGGAGCATGTGAGGCCTGTGGAGAATCCGCGCCCCCCGGCAGCAAGCTGTGCCGGGAGTGTGCCGCCAAAGCTGCCAAAGCGGAGGCCGTGCGCGGCGGCGACAGCGAAGAGGAGGGGGAGGAGAAAACTTCGGCCCTCCGAGTTGAGAAGCTGGCGTCTGCAGTCGAAGAGGTCCTGTACAACTTCGACAACATGGACTGGAGTCTGTGGCACCAGTTCAAGCTCGCCGCAAGCGTGCCGACCGCTTCGCCTGGCACCGGCCCCGGGGCCGGACCTACGGCGACACCAACAACGGACAAGACTCCGACTCCTGGAGTTCAGGCGACGGAGTTTGGGGAGGCCAAGAAGGACAAGCCTCCCATGAATCCGCCGATGGAGACACCTGTGGGTGGGGGCAAAGGCGCCCCGAATGCCATGGCGGACAACGTCGACGATCTTCGGGCGGCCTACCCGGAGCAAGGTGTGATGAAGCAGGGCGGCATGCGCTCCCTGTATCAGAACATCATGCTCCGAAAGGTTGGAGCTGACTCGGAGAGCCCGGCGTCCGTTTCAGGACCCAAGTTCACCACGCTTCCTGAGGATCAGCCTTCTCAGATGAAGCGCCCACCGGAGGTCACCTCTCAGGAGGCGATGGTCGCAAGCAACCAAGCTGCGATCGACGCCACCAAGCGGCAAGCGGCAGAGGTACCGAAGAGGCGGATGGGTGAGGTGATCGAGGAGCCAGCCCAGAGTGCGGCGTCCGACAAGGCGCTTGATGCGAATCTGGGTTCGGCTACGGTGGACCAAGCAGGGGCGAAGATCGCTGCTGCTCGTGTCCTCCTGCAGAAGGTAGCGTCCCAGGGATGCTCCTGCGGAGCAGATCATCCCAGCAACGGAAGCTGCAACTTCTGCAAGCTCGCCGCACGCATCGAACAACGAAAGGGAGCTCGTATGGGCAAGGCCTCGCAGATGGCAGGAGCGGCACCGATGCCGACCCCGCCGACTGCACCTGGCTCATCGGCTGGCGCAGCTCCTCCGCCACCGGTACCAGGCAGTCCAATGCCTGGGACGGGGATGTAGAAAGGAGAGCATGATGGATAAGATCGCAGCACACGATGCGTTCGCCGCGCTCTCCGAAGTGCCTGGCACTCTCAGGGCACAGCAGACCCGCATCCGGGAGCTCACGAGTGAGAACCATGAGCTTCGGGAGAAGGTCGCCAGCTACGAGGTTCGTGACCGAGTCGAGAAGATCGCCTCTGAGATGGAGGAGAAGGGAATCGACGCTGGTCTGAGCCACGAGGAGAAGCTGGAGATGCTCCAGAAGAAGGCGTCCGAGGGAACCCTCGACGTCGTGGAGCACGCGGTGAAGCTGGCGGCTTCGGGAAGCCCCTTCGGAGAGTTGGGCGACCGTCCCAGCGCAGGAGGTAGTTTGGTGGGCTACCTTCTCGAGGATGAGTAGGACTGCCACCATCAACCAAGAGGAGACTGAAAGATGGCTGAGAGGATTCAGACCTTCAAGCTGGTGACGGCAGTTCAAGGCCTCATCACCAGGGATTTCGAGGTGAACGATCCCAACTATGTCGTGCCGGGTCACGCCGACGCGATCGTGATGGGTGAGTTCGTCGAGCTGAACGCAGCGTACAAGATCATCCCGAGCTCGGGCGCTGGGCTTCAGTTCGCAGTGTGGGTCGAGGAAGGGCGATCCGACGTTCAGGCGATTCGTCAGATGACGACGCTGTTCGGCGGCACCTACGAGGCCGACACCCTCATCTTCGACTCGGGCGCCGCTCCCGCACTGGGCGCGAAGCTCGAGGTCAACAACGCGCTGACCTACAACGGACGGACGGTCTCTGGCCTCCGGACCCTCGTCGGCGCCGAGCAGGTCGGGTGGGTCACCCGTACCGAAGACGTCAACAACGGCTACCTGAGGTTCCTCCAGACCCTCGTGTAGTGGAGACAAAGGAAGGAGAGATCAATGAGTGTTCCCGCAAGAGTGTTGAACGAGCTCTTCTCCCAGAAACTCTCCACAGGAGAGGGCAAGGAGAAGATCGCTGAGTACGGTGGCGCTTACATCCGAGACAGGCTGCGTGAGGTTTCGTACGCTCGCCAGATCCTGCCGCCGGAGAACGTCACCAGAACCGACTGCCAACGGTCAGTCAACCACGACACCCTCGTGAAGGTCATCGACGTGGAGCCGGAGAGCCGGGCCATGGCGATCACCTTCCGTGGTCAGCCCACCGCGCGGTTCATCCGTGCGCCCCGTGCCGAGGTTCCCTTCTTCACGATCTCCTCGGAGAAATTCGAGAAGACCGAGCAGGAGCTCCTCGCGTACGAGATGCCCATCACCAAGGTCATCGAGGACAACACGGTGAAGGACATCCAAGAGGTGGAGGACCGTGAGTTCACGATCCACATCGAGGCTGCCGTCCAGGCCCTTCAGGCCGAGGCGAACAGCGCCGCCACCTCTCCCGAGCTGTCCTCGAACACCATCGGGACCACCGTCGAGTTCTCGGTCACGAAGGGTGAGATCGCTCGCAACTTCACCGGGACCCCCGACGCCACGGTCCATCCGCTTCAGAGGCCGGACATCGTTCGTCTCTGCAAGCTCCTCGATGGGAATCGGCTCCGCTCGGAGCGGATCCTCATGACCGAGGTGGAGTTCGACGACATCAACCAGTGGACCGTCGAAGACTTCGGCGACAAGATGCAGTCCGAGACCACCGTCGACGGGTACAAGTACTCGACGCTGTTGGGCAAGGCGTTCGTCCGCACGATCAAGACGGACATCCTCCGCCCCGGCAACGTGTACGTGTTCACTCGTCCCGAGTTCTTCGGGAAGTTCTACATCCTCAACCAGGTGAAGTTCTACATCGACAAGATTGCGAACCTGATCACCTGGCAGTCCTGGGAAGACATCGCCATGTCGGTGATCAACATCGCTTCGGTGCGGAAGCTCGAGCTCTACTCGGCCGACGCCTCGAATGCCGACGCCCAGGGCCTCAGGGATGCGAACTTCATCCCGGTGATCGAGGAGGACCTCGGCGCGATCAACAACCGCGTCGATAAGGGATGGGTGTTCCCGCAGGTGCAGAGCTTCTAGCCTACATCTGCTACGAGATGCCGATCACGAAGTGACGGGGCGGCGGTGCTTGGCGGCGCCGTCGCCCCTTTTAGTTTGGAGGTCGCCATGAGTCTTTTCATCTGCAATACCGTCCGCCGGCAGCATACGCGCCAGAAGCGGATGGCGACCGGCTTCCGTCACCGGTTCAAGCAGATCATCTGCAACGGGAAGCTCCGACTCGTCCGCAATCGGCCTGTGCCGCTCAGCGAGGAGCTCCTGGAGAAGCACTACGAAGAGTTGCGCGGCCTCCAGGAAGCTGGCGTGCTCGAGATTCGTGTCGACGGGCACAACGGTCCCGTCTACGACTTTGGTTCACCCCCTCCCAAGGAGACGAAGGATGATGAGCCCAAAGACGCGGAAGAAGCTCCGGATGCTCCAGAGGAGGAGATGGACGCAGAACCCGAGCTCGAAGCCGAAGACGAGTCAGAAGAGGAAGAAGTAGACATCGATCGGCTCCGCAAGGCTGAGCTCGTTGAGTATGCGGCCGAGCGGCTTGACGAAGATCCCGCAGAGCTCGAGAAGCTCACCATGGCGGAGATCAAGGAGATGCTGCGATGAGGGTCTTCAACCTTTCAGATGCGACTCCTCCGTACAAGCCTGAGCGGAGAGCGCGCAATCTGAAGATCAAAGGCGTCGTGATCAAGCCAGGAGAATCCGGCGACGTTCCCGACACCGTTCCCACTTCGGAATTCTCTGGGCTGATCGTGTCCAACATGGTCAGCGTGGATGTGGTTCCGGATTGGTACGCATTCGCCAAGAAGCAGGTCGAGCTCAAGAAGGTTGATGTCGAGGAAGAGCTGGTTGTCGAACTCCCTGACTCTGATGAAGAGGAAGCTATGGCTGAGGAAGACGACGAGCTCGAGCCCGAGCAACTGGAAGGACCGAAGAGGCCGAAGAAGCGGCGTAAGAGGAGCTGATGACACTGCAGGGCGTAGAGGATATCTCCAGGATCGCTGGTGCCAGCGACGAGTTCAACCAGTTCGTCGCTGACACTAGGCTATTCCTACGAGACTTTCCTGAGCTCAATCGCTTGGTGGCGGGAGTGGAGTCGTCCGACAGGATGATCGCATTCTGTGCCATCGAAGCGATCTCGGACTTCAACTCCACTCCCCCTCACCTCGGCATGTACGGATTCTCCAGTTTCGTGAGCAACGGGTGGATCCACATGTTGAGGCTCGGTACTCTTTGCAACCTGCTCACTTCGGTGGGCCTGTTACAGACCCGCAACCACCTTCCGTTCTCAGACGGAGGCCTCAATGTCTCCGTGTCTGACAAGACCCCTTTGCTGCAGAGCTGGATTCAGCTTATCTGCAACAAGTGGGAACGTCAGGTACAATTGGTAAAGGTGGCCAAGAACATCTCACAGCTCCTGGATGGTAGCGGCGGCATCGCCAGCGAGCTCTTCGATATCCACGGCTACTACGCCGAGGTTTACTAGGAGGGCATATGGCCTCTTGGGAAAAGCGTAAGTTCGGATCCTCGCAGGAGCTCGAGGAGTATCTCAATGGCGCCCTCATCAGCAGCCTCAATCTGCACGATGGCGCGTTCATGGACGGTCAGACGTTCGTGTTTGAGGTAGACGGTGGTGGCGACACCACGGTCAACTTCCCTGCCAAGAGCAGGAAGTGGACTCTCCAGGAGATCATCGACCAGATCAACGCCTCTGAAGCCGGTCTTGCTCATATCAGGACTGAAGTAAGACCGGGCTCCAACAAACCGATCCGGAAGCTCAAGCTGCAGAAGGACCTGACTTCGTTCGTGGTCAAGAACACAGGTACTGCCAACGATGAACTTGGATTCCCCACCGGCTCCAACACACCAGCAGTGTATGTCGCTCCGGCTGATCTCGAGTTCATCAAGCAGGTCCCCGGAGAACAGGACAGCTGGATCGTCTGGAGGTACGCATAATGTCAGTCTTCGACAAGCTCGTTGAGGAGCGGTATGAGATTCCGTTCAGCACGCGAGCGGCATACTTCAATGCGATCATGCAGCCCTTCGGAGTTCCTCCAGAACCCGTGTTCACCAAAGAGGCTCAAGCGGGCATGTTGAAGATCGCTCTGGTCCTCAACAAAGCCAAGGACGAAGCCGAAGCTATCCAGGCCATGCAGAGAGAGGCCCTGAAGGACCCCAACGTTCAGCAGGCTATGGACTATCAGCAGGCTTTGGCCGAGCGCGAAGATGCCATGGCTCAGCTCGAGCAGATGAACCAACAGGTCATCGAGGCTGAGACGAGAGCTCAAGAGGCAGAGCAGCGAGCCATGCAGGCTGAGCAGGGGGCAGAAGAGACCGGCATGCAGGCTCAAGAACTTCAAGCTCAGCTCGAGCAGGAGCAGCAGGGCAGGCAAGAGGCCACTGCGATGGCCGTGCAGGCTCGTGATCAGAGTCTGCAGGAGCAGATCTCACTTCAGGAGCAGAAACAGACCATCGCGCAGCAGGCTGAAGCATTCCAGCAGCAAGCCAATATGCTCAGCCAACAGCTTCGTCAAACAGCGGCTATGCCGACAGCACCGGCAGCTCCTCCCCCTGGTGGGGCTCCTGGTGCGGAGGAGATGCCTCCACCAGCCACTGCGGATGCTGCTCAAGAACAGCAGGAAGCTGCAAATGCGGAGCAGGAAGCCGCCGTCCAAGGTGAGCAAGCTCAGCAGGCTACTGCTGAAGATCAGGCGAAGCAAGAGCAGATGGCTGCCCAGGGTGGCGGTCCAAGCCCCGAAGAGGAGGCAGCGGCCCAAGAGGAGCAGGCTGCTGCTCAAGAGCAGGCCATGGCGCAGGAACAGCAGATGGCCGAACAACAGGCCATGGCTGAACAGGCCATGCAGTCGGCAGCAATGCCTAAGCAAGGGATGGCTCTCTTCTTCCAGAAAGCGGCGATGTTGAAGAGGGCCCAAGGAGAAGATGTGGTTCCGCCGGCTCCGCCGGTTGCTTCAGCCCCCGCTCAAGAGAGTCCTCTAGAAGACGAGGACGATGAGGAGGAATACGACGAGGTAGGAGAACTCCTGGATGAGATCGTCGACATCAGAGAAAGACTCATCCAGCTTGGTCTCACTCCAGAGGAGATCTCTGAGTACATAGACCTTGTTGATCAAGGGGATGAAGAAGCTGCCGATGAAGGACTCCAAGAGGCTATGCAGTCTGAGGGTCCTGTGAAAGCAGCGGCAGCCAGGATCAGTCTCACGAGACTATTCCATCTCAACAAGACTGCGTCAGCTGCTATGTCCCCCCAAACTCGAGGAGCTATCATCGGCGCGGCCATCGGCGCCCTCGGTGGCGTAGCCTCTGGTCTCGTCCCTGGTGCTCTGGCTGGAAAGAGCGACTCTCCTGGAGCTCCTACAGGCGGTGCTCTTCGTGGAGGAGCCTCCGGAGCCATGGCTGGCGCCGTGAGCGGAGCCACGGGTGGAGCTCTCCTTGGACATGCTCTCGGGAGCGGGGAAGTTGGGAAGCAGATGGGCAAGGCCATTGGCGGTGGCGCTCTGGTTCTTGGTGCTCCGATCGCCGGGGCTCTCAGTGGTCTTCGCAGCGCAAGATCACAGGACTACCGAGTCAAGCAGGCCGCCATGGAGAAGGCCGCCGCCAATTTCGGGCTCGGCCCGAAGTCACTCAACCTGGCCAAGCCCGGCACCAGAGTGCAAGCCCGCATGACCAACGCTCGCAATGTTGGTAAGCCCACCGGCAAGCCGGGGAACATCGGCCAGCTCACTGAGTCGGCCTTCATGCCGAAGACCGGATCGGAGAAGTGCTCCGAGATGGGGAAGTGCTCTGGCTGTGGCAAGATGGCCAAGCTCTCTGAGATGGGGAAGTGTGGCATGTGCGGCGCCAAGCACGCAGCGATGAGCAAGAGCGCTGCGGGGGTCATGGTTTCCCCAAAAGGATCACGCCGCCTCACTGAACAAGAGGAGGCGGCACTCCTTATGAATGCAGAGCGACTCCCCAAAGAGATCATCGCTGATGTGAACCGTGGGCTCGCTGGGACCATGCAGGACATGATGCCAAAGACCGCCGGTGAGGTCACCAACAGGCTGCTTCGGTTGGCCAAGCGCAAGGCTGTTGGTGCGGGAGTTGGTGCAGTAGCTGGCGGCGGTGTTGGTGCTGCCGAGGTTGCGGGCCACGAGATCAAACATAAAGGCAAGGGCAAGGACGTTCCGTCTGATAAGGAGCTCAAGGTTGAGGGAAAGCTCCACGCAGCGAAGCTCAAGGCTCAGAGTGATCCGTCCTACGCCAATAAGATCAACGTCGCTCGGCTTCGGCTGAAGCGAGACATAGAGCAGACCTCGAGGGAGAATCCCAAGGGTCATATTGCTCGACGAGCTGCGGAAGGTGCAATCGTTGGTGCGATTGCCGAAGGACACGCACGCGGCCTTGGAAGAAAAGGACTTGAGGCTCTGAAAGGGGCTGGGCGTTAGGCCAGGAAGATAGGAGATCAAGATGCTCAACCAGTGGCTGAATGATCTGGCGCAGGAGGAACACGAGAAGACGGCCTCCGCCCAGTTCGAGGAAGTTCTCAAGGACATGGACATCCCTGAGCTCAGGGCGTTCTTGGACATCGGCAAGGAGAAGACGGCGTTTGATCCCCGCCTGGCGCTTGCCTCTGGAGCTCGAGGAGCTCTTGGCGGAGCCGTTGGTGGCGGCCTTCTCGGCGCTGCTGGGGGAGCTCTCGGTGCCGAACAGGGTCAGCGTGGAGAGGGCGCCATTGCTGGTCTCCGACGCGGGGCGGCCATTGGAGCCATTGGTGGTGGCCTCGCATCTGGCATAGCGGGCGGCGTAGCTGGTAAGGGTTCCGCCTACGATCCTGCCGCACAGCGTCAGATGCAGGAAGACTTGATCGACGAGCAGCTGAGCCGCATAAACGCGGGAAAGGAACCCATGGGCATTGGCGAGACCATGCGGAAGATGAGGAGTAGGATCAGCCCTCGAGACATGAAGATCCAACAAGCTGACATGGCCGCTCAACTCGCTTCTCGAGCTGGTGCTGCTGGCGCTGGATATCACGCTGGTGCTACCCTACCAGATCAAGAGGTAGCCAAAGAAGCATCGGCCATGTTCGCTGCCGCTGATGCCGCCGGACGGTCACTGGCCCACTCTATCGCCAAAGAGGCCAAGGTGGATCCAGAGGTGCAGGCAGCTGCGATCAGAGGCGGAGCTATCGGGGGTGGGCTCGAGGGCGCTGCCCGAGGAATCCTGCACGGCGGGGGTATTCCAGGGGCTGCCATTGGCGGTGGTTTTGGCGCTGGATTCGGAGCGCTTGGTGGCCGTATACATGAGTCTGACTTTGCTGAGCGTCACCCGATTGCTGGTCGGTGGGTGGCTCCCGTTCTGGTAGGCGGCCTTGGTGGAACCGCTGGGGCTTACCTCGGAGCAGAGGGAGCCAGGGCCAAGCAACGAGGAGACCTTGAGGCCGTCGAGCAGGAGGCTGCGGCTGCAGCTCCTGGCGGAGGTATGGCCGGCACCCTCGGAGCAGGCGCTGGATCTCTTGCCAGGAAGGCCAGAGAGGCTAAGAGAGAAGCAGAGGCAGCCTACGGCTCGGCCAAGACCGCCTCGTTCCGTGGTGCCATCCAGAAGCTGGCTGCAGAGGGCAGGCTCCGCACCTTCACTGAGAAGACGGCAGCCATGACTCCGAATGACGTCGCCAAGGTACAGGCTGTCAGCGACGCCATGAAGAAGACAAAGGGCATGTCCCTTCAGCAGCGCAAGCAGGTCATGAAGGGCGTCGGCAAGGCCATTCCTGGCGGCAAGTAGGGATTGATGATCGAAGTCACCAACCTGAAAGTGTACTCCTTGAGTAAGGATCATCTGGACCTTACTTGGGAGATCGCTGATACCAACCTCGATCCCCACGATTTCACGTTCACGGTCGAGAGGAGTGAGGCTCAGTATGGCCCGTTTGATCAGATCAGTGAGCCGTTCAGCGACAAGTACAATTTTAGGGACGTGATCGTCAATCTCATGAGTCGGTGGAGGACATACTTCTACCGCATTCGTGTCACTCGCAAGCTCGACAGCAAAGAAGCGGTGTCGAGCTCGGCTAGCCTTGGAGCTAAGCCGGACTTGATCGCCTGGGAGGTTCGTCGACAAGAAACCATTCTGTTCCGTGAGCACATCGGGAGGAGATGTTGGACCTTCCCGGCGAAGACTTTTGGCCAGCGCTGTAGATGCTTCGATAAGGTTACTGGACAGCGGTTGGTGTCTCAGTGTGAGACCTGTTACGACACCAGCTATGTCGGCGGCTACCTTGATCCTGTTGAGATGTACATCCAATTCGATCCAAGTCCAAAGCATATCGAGCCTGAGCAGCTTCAGGAAACTGAGCAGCAGAACACTACGGCTCGTACGCTGTACTTTCCAGTGCTGAAACCAAGGGATATAATCGTTGAGAGTGAGAACCGGAGGTGGAGAATTGAGCGCGTTTCTACCACCCGTAGGATGCAAGCAGTCCTCCACCAAGAGCTAGTTCTCCATGAGATTCCAGGGACTGACATTGAGTTCAAGATCCCGATCAACATCGACGATCTAAAGAACTTCGAGGCCAGTCCAGAACGCGAGTTCACCAATCCGCAGGACCTCGAGGTCCACGACGACGCGAACTGGTTGACCCGCACTTTGAGGTCGCACGGGTACGAGGGCTGATGTACTACCTGTTCTCATCGTTCAGCGACGAGCTGATCAAGATAGCCCAACAGGAGCCTGGGTTTCCTGATCCTCGTATGGTGGAGATCGCTCAGCGCCAGCAGAGTACCCCAAAGCAGAAGTACCTCAACAAAGAGGTTCTGAAACAGTTCGGAAAGAACACTCTGGCTATTGGAGCTGGTACTGCCGCTGGTGAGGGCCTGGCCACACTCACGAATATGGGTTTGGAGGCCGGGGCGAAGCGTCTCGGTCATAAGCTCCACCCCGCAGTACCTCACGTGGTTCGAGGAGTAACCATCCCAGTCATGGGTGCTGGTTCCCTGATGGCCTACAGGGCAATGAGGCAGAGAGCTGATGAGAAGCTGGAGGAGGCACGTCAGCGCTCCGCAGCTGAGAAGGGTGAGAAGCCCACAGACGTGAGCCTCGAAGACTGGGAGAAGATCAATCCTGGTTATGGTGGAGGTGCTTTGTGACGACTGGTTCCGTCCAGACCTCGAGGTTCAGCTTCGAGAATATGATCAGTTGGGACGAGAATCCACTGTTTGTGGCGACACGCACCTGCATTGTGTTCCTGCAGTCCCTGTTCTCCTACGCTCCGAAAGGACAATTTCACTGGAGCGAGGATGACGAGCTCTCCGACATCATCATCACCGACGATGCTCCCATCAAGCAGGAGGTCGTCGAGAAAAGACCTACGATTGTTACTGTCAGATCGGCAACGGCTTTCGCAGGCATCGGACTGGATCAGCTTGCGTACCTCGATCTCAAGACGGGGGCTGAGGCACACACTGATCTGATCTCAGGAAATCTAACCTTCAACTGCATGTCTCGGGTAAAGGTTCAGGCCGAGTACCTTGGGTGGCAGGTAGCCAGGCACATCTGGTTGTTCAAGCACTACCTAATGAAGCAAGGCTTTCATAAGATCGGTGAACAGATTCAGATGCTGTCCCCATCTCCACCAAAGGCTCTCATTCAAGGAGATACGGAATCCGAGATTGTCAACGTAGCCATCATTGTTCCATTCCACTTTCAGTGGCAGGACATCATCGCTGAAGAGGATCTCACAGTGATGCAGGCTGTGGAGACGAACATGCAGGTGTTCATGAAGGACGTTATCAGGCCCGATACTACCACCCGTCTTCCCTTACGGGGCACGGCCCCGTATGCTGTAAGAGACGTGTACAAGAGCGGTAAGATACAACCGCCCTCAATCAGGGGGCGTCGCATGGTCCCGGTTCAGTATCCGGGCTCCCAGCCATCTGATCCGCCACTGTCGTTCACCGTGAAGACCGGTGAGGTTGGGGAATAGGAGAGGACCAATGTCGCAGATACCCGAACTTCCGCAGCCAGGCGTAGAGGTCATCCAGGAATTCCAGGCTGTGTCGCCGTCCGTCGTGGTGCCGACACTGGTGCCTTGCGTTGTCGGCGTGTGCAACGAGATCAGAGAGCTGTACGATTCAGACGGCAATCTGAACTCCGACATCCTGGTGAGCGGTGCTGCCGTTGCCACGGCTCCCAATGCGGAGCCGTACAACCTGGCCAACAAGAGCATCGAGCTCCGGATCAATGGAGGGGTCATCCAGACCTTCAGCTTCGATGGCACTGCCACGGCGCTGTCGGCACAGGACCTCGCGTCTTTGATCATTGCCGCTGTTCCAGCGCCTGTGAACTTCTCTGCCTACGTGTCCGAGGACAGCGTCGGAGACAAGTACATCCAGTTCAGGACCACAGGCAGTGGGGCCGACAAGACGATCCAGATCATCGATGACGATGGCTCTGCCGTCCTTGGCTTCGGTCTCAACTACACCTACTACGGTCTGGGGAGCTACAAGCAGGATGGTGTCTTCCTGGCTCAGTCGAGCTTTCCAGATCCTCGTGGCAACCTCGAGGAGCTGAACATCGACGAGGACTCCATTCGGATCTTCGTGGACCTCAGCACCACGGTGGTTGAGCTGCTCAAGACCGAGAGCTTCCTCCGTAGAGGTTCCACCATCGCTCCTGTCGATGACAGCGATGGGGACCAGCTCACTCCGTACGTGGCGATGAGCGGAGAAGACTTCAAGGCGCTTCCGAGCTCGGCCATCGTGACCGGCACGAGAGATCTCAATAGTCTTCGGCAAGAGATCAACCAGCAGGTGCTGGCGATTCAGCTCGATGGCGGAGACAAGCAGTTCATCAAGTTCTATGGCGCTGGGATCATCTCCGATGCCGCAGCCGGTTGGGTCTGGGGCAACATCACTGGCAACGACCTCGTCTTCACTGTCAACGGAGTTGCGGTGAGTGTGACGACAATCGTTGCCGGTACTCTCCAAGCCCTCGTCACCGAGATCAACGTTGCCTCTCAGGCTGCGGTAGGCGCCAACATCGCCTACGAGTCGGACGCTGCTGGAACCGAGCAGACTGCGGGCACGGGCACTCATCTCGGGATCATCTACGGCGCAGTTCCGACGTACAACATCGACAAGGACGCGGCGGTAGTGGTGCAGGACACCAGCACTGCAGCTCTGCTCGATGAGATCTTCGGCAGTCTGCGGCCCACTGGTACTGGTGACAGCATCGCAGCTGACACGCCGGTGGCAGGAACGGCCACGCTCACAGACGCTGGAGCAACCTTCACCGCAGACATGATCGGAAAGAACGTCATCCTAGCTGGAGCTCCGACGGGCGCCAACGATGGTACGTTCCCGATCACCGGGGTTCCCAGCCCAACCACACTCGAGTACACGAACGCCGCAGCTGTGTCTGAGGCTGCACCTGCAGTCACCTGGCAAATCTCAGGGGACATCGAGCAGCCTCTGTGGGGAGACCACACAACTGTCGCTGGTGGCGCTCTGGCTGGTGGTCCATACGAGAACATCGACATCGAGGCTCAGATCGATGCCATGTTCGGCACGAGCTTCGCTTCGATGGGCGTCTCAAACGTCCTGACTCTCACCAGCCCCAAGAGCGGGAGTGAATCGAAGATCGAGATCCTTGCAACGCCTGACAGCACGACAACGTGTCTCACGCAGCTTGGTATCTCGGCGGGCGTGACCGATGGCAATCCATTTGCTGCTAGGGTAGGCGACTACGTCTACGCAGATGGAACCCTCATCGGTATGATCATCGAGGTCCACCCAGCAGCTACCAGCGGTCGGCTCAAGCTCGACAGAGAGGTGAGCACGAGCGCCAGCTGGGCGAGCTGGTACATCGTGGCCAAGAACCTCGATACCGTTCTCTCGAGCCAGTGGGGCGTGACAGTCCCGAATCCTGACTTCAGGCTCGACAACAACGGAGACGTGATCATCAAGCACGACTTCCTCAGGGACACGACCGGGGCTCCCATCGTCACAGCGTCTGTTCCCCTCTACGCGATGTACAGTGCTCTGAGGCTGGACGTCACCGCTGAGGCAGAGAGTCCGTCGCTTCTGGCCTTCGACACGACCACCGAGCTCGACGCTGCTCTCGATCCTGTCAGCCCCGATAACCCGCTGAGCTACGGTCTCTTCTGCGCCATCGGCAATGCCGGCTCTGTCCAGGTCACTGGACTTGGTGTCAGCGAGACAACGGCCGACAAGCCCTACGGCACGGTGCTCGGCTACACGAAGGCCTTCGAGTTCCTCGAGAGTGAAGAGATCTACGCGCTGGCGTGCATGACGTCGGACGCAGACATCGCCTCTCTCGGTCAGGTCCACGTCAACGCCATGAGTGAGCCTGAGATGAAGGGTGAGCGGGTGCTCATCATGCACCTCGGGAACCCAACTCGGAAGGTCGACGACATCGCCGTTTCGGGCAACGACGGTGACTCAGTCGCCGGAGGACCTCCGTACAAGTTCGACACCAAGATCGCCACTCTGTCCCAGGCTCTTCTGGCTCTGGGAATCGATCCGACGAGCGCGTTCACCGCAGACGAGGGAGTGTTCCTCGATCTGGCGAACGACGACAAGATGTACAACATCATCGGTCCGGTCGAGAGTGGTACGATCGTGAAGCTCAACTTCGCGTTCAATCCGACTCAGAACACAGACTCCTTCTACTCCGAGGATACGGGAGACTGGACCACCAACCTGCCGTTGGTGAGTGCGAGCTTCTCCGTCAAGCGGCGTGGTGCTTTGGTCGCCAGCAAGAATGAGGAGATCGAAGCTATCTACTACACCGGCAAGGCCTTCCAGGACAGGCGGGTGTGGATGATGCAGCTCGACAAGCTCAAGGCCACGATCAACGGCATCGAGCAGCTCATCGAGGGCTTCTTCCTGTGCGCTGCGAAGGCTGGACAGGTCGGAGGACTGAGTCCTTCCCAGCCCCTCACCAACTTCCCCATCGCCGTGTTCACCGGAGTCACAGGGACCAAGGACAGGTACAACACGGTGCAGCTCAATCAGGGCGCTGCAGGTGGAGCTGACTGGATCATCCAGCAGGCTGCCAACGCGCCGCTCGTCTCGAGGCACCAGGTCACAACCGACCTGACCAGCATCGAGAAGAGGGAGCAGTCGATCGTCAAGGCGGTCGACTACTGTGCCAAGTTCTACCGCGTCACCCTGACCCCATATGTGGGCCGGTACAACATCACCCCGGTCTACCTCGACACGCTGTCGACGGTGGTGCAGGGCATCGGGCGCTGGCTGGTGGAGGAGGGCGCTGTCGTCGCTGACGCGGACCTCAACAACCTGATTCAGAGCGAGGATAGCCCAGACACGGTGCTGATCGACGTCAGCCTCGAGGTCTGGTACCCGGGGAACTACCTCCGGCTCACTCTGATCGTGTAGGAGGGGCCCTTGGCGCGCAAGTATTCAGATTGGGCGATCAAGAAGCTAGCTGCTAGGCGTGAGCGCACTGGTGGCTACTTCACCAATCCCGTAGTGGAAGGCGACCCCGAGGCCATCTACAGCCCCGGCGTCGTCGGCCACGAAGCGGGTCACGCTAAGCTACACACCATTCCTGTGTTGGGGGACATGCTCACGTACGCGCCGATCGTTGCTCCTATGATCGCTGGTGGTATTGCCGCCAGGGGAGCTGGTCCTAACGAAGCGGCTCAGCAAGCAGCAGCCCAGAAGGCGGTAGAAAAGCTATCCCCATATCTCACTGGAACTCGCCTCGCTGATGAAGCTGGATCATCTCTTATCAGCCTCAGCAACCTCAAGAAGGATGTTGAGGCCGGGAAGATGTCCAAGGAAGACTATGCCGCTGCTCAACGCGGTCTTCTGTCAGCCTTTGGCACCTATGGCGTTGGGGCCGCCACGCAACACAAACTTATTGATCCGGGAGCCGCTGGTGCGTTAGGCATGGCTGCTACCGCAGGCACTCTCCTCTCTGAGAGAGGAGGCATGACCGCCGAACAGGCTGCGAAAAAGGTACACGAGATCGCTCCTGGAACTGACGTGTACGCGATCAACGCGCCAATCGGTGGCGGATCTATGTATATCCCTAAGGCAAGAACACCGCTGGGTGGCTTGGCACACAGGGCTCTGTTTGCTGCGGTACTCCCTCAGAAGGAGATCACCAGGCTGAGCGAGCGTGGTGGTATTGTCACGGCCCCTGTTCACCTTGGTACTGCTGGTGTAGGCATTGCGCAGAGCATGGCCAACCAGATCAGTCCTCTCGGTCCACTAACTCCGATGCTCACCTATCCTGGTGAGATCAGAAAAGGCCGCAGAGTCATTGTTCCAGAGCTTGAAGAACAGAAGGGCGACGTTCTTGATCCAGAAAAGGCGTATCGTCTTGCAGAGGGAGGGGCTGGAGACAAGCTACGGGCGGCGGCGTACTCGTTCCGACATCCGCTGGCTATGGCTGGCCAGGTCCTCAAAGGCGGGCCGAAAGACAAGGGTAGGAAAGAGGCACCTCCGAAGGAGGAGCTTCCGAAAGAGAAAGCAGCTTCAGCCTCCCCGCACGTTCAGTATCTTCGCATGATGCTGACGGAGGCGTAGGCTACGTGATACAACAAGTGAGGAGGCTCTGATGGCCGGTTTCGCACAATGGAATCCCCTGAACCACTTCGTTCAGGGTGGGATGCCCGACGGGCGCTTCGTCTCCGGAGCCTTGACTCTGGTCGCCGCTGGTCCACCTCGTCTGGCCCAGATGGGAGGTAGCGTTCAGAGCGCTGCCAATGCGATCAACGACGAGGCGGCGGATATCGTCTTCCCGATCGGGATCACCCAGAACATCAACATGTCCCAGAACAAGACCTTCATGAGGATCTGGGAGCTGGGATCCGAACGCAGCTACTTCATCGGTGGCCGCACAGTCGGGCAGTTGGCTCTCTCGAGAGTCTACTACCACGGCCCATCACTTCTGCGAGTGCTCTACGCCTACTACAGGGACGAGCGCGGCAGGGTCCAGGTCCCGTGGGTCTTCCCGAATCTGGGCGCCACTCAGATGTTCAACGAGCACGATGTGATCGTGCCTCCTGGCTACGAGAACCTGTTCCTGAACCTGGCATCAGACCTGTTCAACCAGCCCATCGGGCTCTTGGTCTACGTCAGGGACTCGAACCTCAAGACCATGGGGGCCATCTACCTCGAGGCCTGCTACATCCCGAACCACACGTGGGCGACGGATGCACAGGGCACCATCGTGCAAGAGACCGTGGCAGTTCAGTACGAGCGTGTCATGCCGGTCAACGTCTCGGCAGTCACTCTCGTTACGGGGCTAGCCAAGTCCACGGGTGGCGCTGAGTCGGGCGGCGGCTTCCACCTCACCCTCGGCTTCTAGACCCGGAGGTGGGTGATGCTGCAAGACCAGAGGTTGATGGCTGACGTCCTTGTGGAGATGTCCAATGGGCACTTTCGCAAGCTGGCGTCCCTGTCTGCCAGGACGAGGGGAGCCGTCGAGCTCGGCAAGGTCGCTGCAGCGCGCTTCTCTCCTCCTACAGAGGATGAGTACCTCCAGAAGATGGCGGCTTCTCAGCTGGGAGAAGCGTACCTTGAGAAGTTGGCTCGAGCTGTCATCAACGAGGAGGTCTCCTGGGACGACCTTTCTGACCTGGAGAAGACTGCCCTCGGCATTGGTGGTATCGGCAGAGCCCTCAAGGGCGTTGGCCAGTTCTTCACCAAGGGCAAGACTGTCAGGATGGCTGGTGGCCCAGGAAGCGCCTCGGGGGGCATAGGGGCTCGTCTCCGGAGCGCTTGGAACAGGGGCACAGGCCAGCAGTGGAAGAACCTGGCCGGCAGCAAGGGCGGAGGCCCTGGTATCTCAGGGCCAAGGACGCAGACCTTCAAGGGCGGCACGAGGCCCGCAGGGGCTGGAGCAGGCCCGTACAGAGGGGCTGCAGCTCAGGGACCAGCCACGGCGGTACGACCTCCTCCCCAGCAGGCCGGCGCTCAGATGCGCCAGAGGTTCCAGCAGCTCAACCAGGGAGCTCAGCCACTGCAGGGTAACAGAGCGGTCCAGAGGGCCTCTGCAGCGGCCGGAGGAACTCCAGGTGCCAGGAAGCCTCTTCTCTCCTGGAGGACGAAGGCGGGCCTGGGAGCCGCAGCTGTGGGCGCCGGAGGCCTCTACCTCGGAGGCAAGGCTCTGGACACGGCCAACACCTTCCTCCATCAGCAACAGCCGGGAGCCTACCAGTACGGTATGGGGGCTCCAACCCCCTTCATGCAGCCCCAAGGCATGTAGCTCGGCGATTTAGTCATAGTGAACAGTTGTTCACGTATGACGCCGGCGTTTGACATACTGCGTCAAATACCCCTAACGCATCGAACTGACCCAAACGGGGTATTTCGTTCGTTGACATGACCAGCTAAGGTTGGAGCCCGAAGGCTCCTCGAGGGCCTCAGCCCTCCCGGTGGATGCGGTCGACGAACTCCTCGGCGGCGTTGACGTCGTCTCTGAGCCTCTTCCAGGTGATGGACAGCTCGTCCTTCCACGCCATGTGAGCTCGGACAATGGCTGCGTGGAGCATCCGCTCGATGAACTTCCGCTCGGCCGGCGTAGTCATCTGCATGAGGTTGGGCGCCTCGTCGTCCTCGTAGAAGCGGAAGCACGGGCGCTTGTAGTGGGGGAGGGTGGAGCAGAGGAGCCAATCCATAATGGATCTGTATTGCTCCTCGGGGCTAGGCCTCTTGATCATCCGCAAGGCCTTCTGGTAGTCGCGCTCCTTCTCGAGGAGACGCTCGAGCTCGGGGAAACATTCGTTGCTGGCCGGCTCTTGTATCTGTAGTGGTTGACACGACTGGCGGAACATCGACATTGATACCTCCTCCCTCTACGGGATCAGTAGGAAAAAGAGTCCGTACTGCGACCTCAAAGATCTTATTACTAGGGACGATCTACTTTTTCTTCCACCACTCGTCGACCTTAGAAAGATCCAGCGGCTCATCTACGAGCTTGAATCCATCGTCAGTGGCGAGCATGGCTACTGGGATAGCTTCGACGTCTTCGTCGAACTCATCAACATGATCGTCGAATCCTTCTCCAGGGCCACCAAGGTCCTCTTCCTCGGGTGGTATGGCTGGTAGGGCGCCGGCAGCCAGGCGAGCTCTTTCCTCAGCTCTGCCACTGAGCCAATCTTCTGCGAGTCGTTCGAGGTCCTCGTTGATTTCAGCTCCCTCGAGAACATCTTGCAGATATTGATGATCGAGACGATCCCACATCTCTGGATTCTCTAGAGCCTGTCTTGCGAATTCCTCTGGCTCGAGCTGATGCTCTCTTAGCAGACTGAATGGTCTCTCCTTGGGAGTCTTTGGAGTGGGACCCGCTGGCTTGAGTGAGTCGAACACTTCCTGGGCAAACTCTCCTGGCTCGAGCGGCCTCAGATAGGCGCGCGATTCACTTAGATCAGCTTCAGGGTCTATTTGACCCTCCCAGAAATGACGTGCCACAGTTAGAGCTTATCAGACGGGTGATCTGCTAGCCAGCGGTGCATCCAGCAGATATTCTCCGGATCAGCTTCAGAGACCATCTGCATCTTCACCCGGTGCTGTTCAATGAGTACCTGAATCAGCTCTCCTACGGTGAAGCGCTTGCCTATCTTGTCCTCGAGGCGCTTGCACTCCTGCTCGAGGAACGAGGCTTGGTCTCTGGTGATGTTGAGAGCTACGCGGCGCACTCTGCCTCCCATGTGGTGAGGGCTGCCTTGACTCTGGCTGGTCTGTCTTGAGGTCGGCCCTCTTCAACCTCCTTCATGCGCGCATTGATCTGAGCCCTCACGATGTGCTCTGGGATTCCGTAACCCCCGAACTGGACAACGCGACCCATCATCCACTCCTCGTCCCTCTTCCTGCCCGGGAAGCAGAGTATCTCGGCCTGGACACTCTCACTCTCGTAGTACATCCGGAAGTTCTTGGAGAGCAGATACCAGATCGGCATATGCCACACTAAGAACTGAAGCCTGTGCGTGAGCTCGTGGCAAGACAGTGATGATGGCTCATCGTCTTCTGTCATGTGCCCGCTGTAGATTATTCCCCACAGCGTAGTGGTGTAGTCCTTCATGAACTTCTCCTTAGGGAAGTCCACGATCTTGAGCTTGGTGAGGAAGGCCAGGAGAGAGCCGATAGCTTGCATGAGCCACGACTCCTCCTTTGGCACCACCTTCACCTTGGCTACTGATCTGCTGAAGTACTTGATGAATGACTCTGGCATGGTTCACCTCTAAAGAAGCGTCGGTGTCCTCTCACTCGTGGAGCGCCCCACTCGATTCCACCTGACTTCAGGTCCCTGCATAGTTCTTATGCCGTCTTGCGTCTCTTCTTTGCTGGCTCTTTCTTGGGCTTCTCATCTGCGGCAAGGATACGATCTATGCGTTTCTTTGTTCGCTTGTTGTCGATGAGCTGCCTGTAGGCAGAGATGGCCTCCTCGCAGAACTCCTGCATAGCCGTCTCCCCATGAAGCACTAGGCCCACCTTCTGCCCGCTCAGTAACGTGACAAAGCATGTCTCCCCCTCCACGATGAATCTGTTTCCCATCAGACCTCCTCTCAATGTGAGGAGAAGTCCGATCATGCGTGCTCTTCGCCACCATCATCCTCCTCGTCTTCTTCGTCCTCCGTATCAAGGTCCGGATCTCCTCTGAATAGGTTTCCGTCCTTGACTTCTTGTATCAACATCTGCGAGATCGTCTGCTTGAACTTGTTGATTCGATCGATGTCGAGCTTCTCTATGGCTGGTAGCTTCTCGACCTCGTCTGCAAATCGTTCAGCGAACGCAGCTCGCACGTCTTCGTCAGCGAAGTACCACTCCTTCTCACCAGTGCTGGTGTGGAGTCTGATGTCGAGAGTCTCGTCGTCGTCTATGAGAAGGGTAAAGGAGGGACAGAGGTCGCACGTGACCTTGGGCCCTGCCTTCTTCAGCAGCTTTCTGGGGTCTTTGGAAGCCATATCTAAGTCCAACCTCCCTCTAGAGAGCTTATACCAGCTGTTCACAGCCGAGATCGCTCTTTGGTATAAGCATCTTGACGGGATATCCGGCATTACTTCTCGATCTTTAGGCTCCATTAGATCACGAAAATGGTAGAAATGACAAATCTTGCTGATTGTCAAGTCATTTGATGGAGTATTGGAGGTCGGTAGGACGCCGAGCTCGAGCTCGAGAGGAAGGTCTGAGGCGCTCATCAGACTCTCTTCTCGGGGTGCAAATAAAGTTCTTGACATCGAGAACGATCTTATGCTTAGATCAAGTTCAAGTCAAGATCGATCTCACAGAAACCTGCCTTAGGGGAACCAAGGAGAGCCAAGGAGAGCAAGCATGTCAGATGATGAACTGAGTCCGATTGAGAGGCTCAAGCAGCAGATGAACGAAGCCAAGGACGATGGGTCCAGTGGCGAAACCACCAAAGCTCCAGAGGAGAAGGAGACTACAGTGAAGTCCACCGCCAGCAAGAAGAAGGCTCCCGCCAAGAAGAAGCCGGTCAAGGCAGCCAAGCCCGCCAAGAAGAAAGCAGCGGCGAAGAAGCCCGCTGCAGATGAGGCAGCTCCGGCCAAGAAGCCTCGCGTGGCCAAGAAGAAGGGCACTGCGAAGGCGGCCAAGTCGGCGGCCAAGCCGGCGGCCAAGCCTGCCAAGAAGCCGGCCAAGAAGGCGGCTGCAAAGAAAGCTCCCGCCAAGAAGGCGGCTGCGAAGAAGGCTCCAGCCAAGAAGACCAGCAAGCCGCCCGTCAAGGCGACCGGGTCGACGAGGGAGATGGTTCGTGACCGAAAGGGCGACGGCCTCACCCCCATCGAGCGAAAGATCATCAAGTTCATCGCCGACAGCGACGAGCCGCTCTCTGTGGTGAGCATCGGACGTCGGATGTTCGGACAGGACTGTCCCAGCGAGGGCGAGAACTCCTTCCGCACCGTCCGCAACGCTCTTCGCTTCCCCGTGAAGTACGGGATGGTCGACATGGTCAAGGACCAGCGCGGCCTCTACAGAATCGGGGCAGCCTACAAGCGGTCCAAGGGCAACCTCACCAAGCTCGCCGAGCGCTACCGAGACCGGGTGGCCAAGGAGCGCAAGGCTTCCTGAGTACAGCAGCTGCACCGTTCCCCACTGGCCCGGGGGTGGCTTAGGCTGCCTCCGGGCCTTGTTGTTCTTAGGAGATCACATGGCATATGAGGGACCCATTCCCCTGACTGACGACTTCATGGAGGAGCTGTTTGGGGGTGCAGAACTGATACGAAGGGTGTATCATCGCTCCATGTCTGAAGAGCACAAGCCCAAGGCCGAAGAGACCAAGAAAGAAACGATCAACAGACCGATAATTCCTAACGGACCGATGAGGAGGCCGCCCGAGGCCTCACCATTATGGATCTGTAATGCCAAGTCCGAACACAAGAAGGATCTACACTACGACCTTCGTGGTAAGATCGTGGAGGCGGACCAGTGTCATTGCGTGAAGTGCATGCTAGCTCACTACCCACTATTGAGTGTGGGTGAGCCAGTAGCTGTTCATCCTCAGTACACGCTAGAGGTTCTGAAGGAGTCAGGAGTAGTGGGGCTCTATAAACCCCACATACCAGTGAGATGTCCTTGCGCTGTTTGTGGCAAGGAAGTCGAGTCGTGCCTCGAGGACGTCTACGAGACATCAGAGATCGTCCATCTTTCGTGTATGTCGTTCGACGACAGAGAGGCGCTGAGGAACGTTGGCTACACGCTGGACTATCTGATCAGAAAGAGGAGAGAAGATGAAAGTCAAAGAGTTCATGAAGAAGATGGGCCTCGCAATCAGGGTGGAGAGCCCGGAGCCGAGACTGTCGGAGAGCTACTACAAGGTGATGGTGGAGAGGAGCATCAAGGGGTACAAGAAGCCCCAGAAAGTGCCGGTGAACGACCCAAGGGCGAAGGGGTACACCATGACCCTGAGCCACCCCAAGACGCAGAAGAGCGTGACTCTGCCTCACTTCACTCCTCCGGGAGAGACGACGCCTCCGACGGGTGAAGAGTTCCTCGAGTTCACCGTGAGCGCCGTCAATGGGGGCTTCCCTGAGTCTCAGCCCGTGCAGAGTAATGCTCTGGTGATCAAGCATTGGCTGGGCAGCGACAAGTATGAGGAGCTGATTGGCTGCGAGGTGTAGCGTGCTGTTCAGTCCAAAGAAGGTGGTCGAGGCCACAGAGGTCAACGAACGCACGCTGATCTACTTAGCTGAGAAGGGAGTCATCGGCGTAGCAGTTGAGCCCCAGGGTCGTGGCACGAGCCGTCAGTACTCCAAGTTCAACATCTTTCAGATCCTCCTCGTCCGTGCTCTTAGGCGATCGGGGATTGAGTTCGGCAGGATAAAAAATTACCTGCAAGAACACGAGAAACGTATCTGGGAGCTAATGCGAGGAGACGAGGTTGAGTACGTGATCACCATCAGTGATCATGGCGAGATAAGGATCAACCTCACGAACCTGCGCGAGTCCTTCGACCGCGCCATGGAGATGTTGGGATGAAGAGAGTGTGCTTCTACCACAGGGCTGACAAAGACGGCCACTGCAGCGGTGCCATCGTGGCCAACCACTTCGGAAAACACAACGTCGAGATGATCGGGTGGAACTACGGAGAGGAGTTCCCCTGGGACAAGATCGATAAGGACACCCAGGTGTTCATGGTCGATCTCAGCCTGCAACCGTGGGACAAGATGGTCAGGCTCATGGGCGAGTGCAAGCAGCTCGTCTGGATTGACCACCACAAAAGCGCCATTGACGAGTACGTCAAGTGGCGTGAGACGTCGGGTCAGGGTGACCACATCGTTGAGGTCAGCACCAAGCATGCAGCCTGCGAGCTCGTGTGGAACTACTTCTACGGTGGCGAGCTCGAGGACCTCGACGATGATAAGGAGATGCCGGCCACTGTGCGCCTCATTGGTCGCTACGACATCTGGGAGTGGGAGAACGTACCCAACGCCCTCGAGTTCCAGTACGGGCTGCGCATCTACGACACCAATCCAGAGAACCAGGAGCTGTGGGGACAGCTGCTCGCCGCCGGCACCATGCTCATTCCCCGCATCGTCGAGGAGGGTAGGACGATTCTCAAGTACAAGCAGGTGCAGGACAAGATCCACATCAACTCAGCTGGCTTCGAGCTCGAGTTCCGTGGCCTGCGCTTCCTCGCCATCAACGAGATGTTCAACAACAGCCAGCTCTTCGATTCGCGCTTCGATCCCGAGAAGCACGACGCCATGCTCACCTTCGGCTACCGCAAGGGAAAGTGGCACCTCGGCTTCTACTCGCCCAAGAAGATGTGCGCTGATCGTGGCATCGACCTCGGCGCCATCGCCAAGGAGCTTGGAGGCGGAGGACATCCTGGTGCTGCTGGGTGTCAGGTTGAGGAGCTGCCATTCGAGTTACCACGGAGGTGATCTATGGCCAAGGAGAAGACCGCCAACAGGCCGAACAAGGAGGCTCTAGACCGCGTGTGGGACATCCTGTGTAGGCCGGCTGTGGACTTAGACATGACGGTGGAGGAGGTACGTCGCGTTCTGCTAAGTGGGATGACGGTTGAGAACGATAAGGGAATCTACAACCCATGTCCAGCGTGCGGAATGAACAATACCGCGTACAAGATCAGTTTGAGAAGGGACAACGCTGATCAATTCCTACGATTCGTCCATCGTTATCTAGACCTGAAGAAGAAATACCCAGACGACCCAGAGAAACATTGGATAGACTGCCCAAAATTCTTCAAGATGGAAGACCAGAAGCAGAGAGACTTCACCAAGCTGAAACGTTGGGGACTGATCATAGCTCACCCGACCAAGGCTGGTCATTGGCTGCCCACAATGTTGGGGATCAAGTACGCATTCGGCATGTTCCCTATTCCGAAGTGGGTGTGTTCCTTCCACGACATCGTAATTGGATACACGAGTGATTGGGTATTCATCGATGACGTGCTGGCTATGCCCCCGGGGTGGTCGTTCGACACGCACGTTCGTGCAGGAGCTGAGGCCCTTCAGGACCTCGACGAAGGACAGATGGTCTACATGAATCTCCTAAAGAGAAAGTCAGGAGCTATAAGAAATAGGACGAAGACGAGTTCTGACTGGGATGATCTATTCAAGTATATGTATGACGCGGACCTCATAGAGAAGGTCGCTGTAGAGGAGATCAAACCAGGACCAAAGTTAGAAGTGGGTGATGGTCAGCCCGAACCCGATCCAGACTTTGGTAGACCAAGAAAACCAAAACAGCTTTACCTGTTCTGAAGGAGGACTGAACCATGCTTTGACCGCATTGTGTTCTCTGGGCGGTGCTCGGAGCAATACCAGTGATCGGATCAATCATAACCTGGTGGAGGATCAGACGTGCTAAGGCTCACGACAATCATCAGCGGAGGGCAGACAGGAGCAGACCGTGGTGGTCTGAGAGCGGCAATAGCCTGTGGGCTCGAGCACGGGGGTTGGTGTCCAAAGGGTCGACGCGCCGAGGATGGAAGAATTCCCTCGATGTACCGCCTGATGGAAGATACTACCACTGACTATCGATCTCGAACCAGGCTCAACATCAGAGCAGCGGACTCTACCTTGATCTTCAACTACGGGAAGCTGAAGGGGGGAACGCTGTTCACAGTCAACAGCTGCGAGGAGCTCGAGAAGCATTACCTCGTGGTAGACCTAGACATGGGACCTAGCGAACTCGTGGCAAGCCGAAGCGTCGAGCACTACTTCCTTGCCGCAGATCCGAGAGTGGTCAATATAGCTGGGCCAAGAGAGTCCAAGGTCCCTGGCATTGAGATCACCGTGGAGGGACTTCTTGCTCATGTGTTGGGCGTGGTGCTCAAGGAGGAGATCGGATGAACCAGTGCATCAGATGCAGGGTGGTGCGAGATACCAAGGCCTCGCTCTGTCCTGTGTGCATGAAGGAGATCAACGAGCTCGGTCTTTGGAACAGGAGGACTGAGCATATCATCTGGGGTCTTACCATCCTGCGACTGTATGGTGAGGTCACAAGTGACGCTCAGCATGACGAGCTCACTGCTGGGCTGCCTGATGGCTTCACCCCGACTGACGCAGACCATCAGCTCATCATCCTCAGTGAGGACGACGGCGGTCTCAACTGGCACTACGACGAGGACGAAGGCTACTACGGCTTCTTCACCTGAGGAGGGACCATGCTGACCAGAGAAGAGTGGGTACGACTAGGCAACAAGATCGGCGAGACCGTAGCCGAGAAGAACAAAGCCTACGGTGACTCAGTCCGCAAGACAGCGAGGATGATGCACATCCTCTATCCGGACGTACCTGAAGAGACGATCTCGAAGATCCTGCTCACCGTCCGGATACTAGACAAACTGAGCAGGATCGCAAACGACCCGGGGTTCAACGATGAGGATCCAGCCCTCGACATCTGTGGGTATGGGCTACTCTTCCACGACCTCATCACCAATGGCCTAGAGCCAGAGAAAGGTACTGATCAATGACCAAGAAGGATTTCACCTCGATCATCTTCGTGCTCGACAAAAGCGCATCCATGTCCACCAAGCGTGAGCAGGCGGTCAGCAGCTTCGACGAGTTCGTGTTGGACCAGAAGAACCAGAAGGGCGAGTGCTCGATGACACTCGTCATGTTCGACACGAACTACGGAGTCATCCTAGTCAACGAGCCCATCGAGAAGGTCAAGCCCCTCGAGGAGATTGGCTACGCCCCCGGGGGCAACACCGCCCTCATCGATTCGGTGGCCAGAGCCATCAACGAGGCTGGTGACGTGTTCGCTCGCATGAAAGAGGGTGAGCGTCCCGACAACGTGGTGCTCGTGATTCTCACTGACGGCGAGGAGAACAGCTCCAAGGAGGTCACCAACCAGGAGCTGCAGCAGCTCATCGACCACCAGGTGGACAAGTACGATTGGAAGATCGTCTATCTCCACCAGGGTGCAGGCGCCTTCGCTCAGGCCAACAAGATGGGCATGAAGGCCATGCACTCCAACTACTTCGTCGGCGAGGTCAAGACCGGCGGTGGTCTGGGAGTCCGCAAGGCCATGAGGGCAGCCTCCTACGCCGTGGCCTCCACACGCTCGAGCGACAGCAAGAGCATGGACAAGGGCGGCACTGAGGACCTCCTCAGTGATGACGATGCCTACGACCGCTACCGCAGCAAGCAGGCCGTCACGTCCAGCACGAGAGGTAACCAATGAGCAGCAAGGAGACCACAGCAGAGGGCCTGCAGCACGATGTCGACGTCCTCACAGAGCACAATGGTGAGCTCCACGACCAGCTCGAGGCCCTCAAGGACGACCACACCGACCTGAAGGAGGCCAACCAGGCTCTCCAGGATGAGCTCGAGGAGCTCAGGCTCGTACACTCTCAGTGTGTGGACCTCGGCAAGTTCCAGGAGGACATCGTAACCAGGGACAAGCGCATCCAAGAGCTCGAGGCAGAGCTGGAGGACTACAGGCAGACTGTGGGCGCCATCCACGTGCTCGTCGACCTTCACACTCACAAGCACCCAGCTCCTCCCCAGAAGACGGCAGAGGAGTTCTATGATCAGTTCGGCCCACTCGTGGGAGCTGGCAGCGAGGTCAGGGACTGGTTCGTTGACAACTGGCCCAAGATCGTGAAGCTCGTGACCATGGCTATCGACGCCGGCCTCGAGGAAGACCTCAAGAAGCGTGGCATCGCCATCATCGACCCGGGCGGCAAGCTAGTCGAGCTCGACAAGGCCCTCAATGTGGCTCGAGGACACACAATACAGGTGCGCGCCGATGTCTGACTACATTGAGGAGCCGACCAACCCAGGTCTGGACGATGGCAAGTGTGCGCTGTGTCTCAAGCCAGGACTCACAGAAGAGGATCGCTGCTACGGATGCGGCTACACGATCTGTGAGGACTGCAACGTGAACGCGGGGCTCATGGGTCCACACCTCGTGGCGGAGCATCAGGACGAAGAGGAGGAAGACATTGAGTGGTAGTGGTGGGCTGCTCAGTGATCGATCTAGCAAGAAAGGAGATGAATATGAGGTACCATACGCAGAACATCAACTTCCTGAAGACTGGAGCTGAGATCAAGGAGAAGGCCAAGCTACTCGTCGAGAAGCGCAGGGCCAAGGTGGAGGAGCGCAAGCGCCTCGTTGCTGAGCAGGCCAAGGCCCTCGGCATCGAGAGTGTGGAGGACGCCCTGACTCGAGCGGAGGAGATTGGCCTCGAGCTCACAGACCCAGACCAGAACATCGCCCACTCCAAGATGCTCTCCAACCGCAGCAAGGTGAAGGAGGAGCAGGCTGAGATTCGTCAGCTCGAGACCTTGATTCGCAACTTGGACGAGGACAGGTCGTTCGAGTTGACGTTCGATGATCTTGAGTACTACGGATTCTAACCATGGCCCTGCTCAAGGACAACCCTGACGGGACCAAGAGTGGCTACAAACGCCCTCGGAGCGTCCAGCAGATCTTCAGTCGAAGCATCAGATGGGAGACATCTCTTCACCACACAACTCCAGAGGGGGTGGAAGTAGCCAACGAAGAGATCGAGCCAGTCAACGCAAGCCAAGCAGCTCATGATCGTATGGAGCTCCGTCGCTATGCACAGGACATGGAGCGCAGGTGGTTCACCGAGAAGTGCAACGGGGAGAAATACCTCGATCTTCAGAGAGCCAAGGAGAAGACAGTAGAGGGTCTGAAGGAGGAGCTTCGCATCAAGGAGCAGGAGTACGACGGCCTTCAGATCTGGGTGGAGGGGGCCAAGAAGAAGATCGCCCATCTTGAGAACAAGCTCGAAGAGGGAGTCTGTCACAAGTGCAGGGAGCGTGAGCGGATCGTGGCCTCGCTCCCACAGGATGGGTCTCGAGGTCAGAAGGATGCGTGGGATGAACTCCTGGATCGCATCAGCACGCTTGAGCATGAGAGGAATGCCGCCCAGAACGAGATCAACAAGCTCGATGGGAGACTCAAGAACTGCTATACGCAGAATGATCTTCGTGGCAGGCATCTTACTATTCTTGAAAGAAAGCTCGAGGAGCTCGGTGTGAATTGGAGGGAGCTGATTCATGAAAGCAAAGCATCTGATCCCAGGCACTAAGTTCACGGTGGACCCTCCTGATCCAGAGTCTCCCGTACGCATCTGCCTGACCAACAACGAAGAGCAGGGACTCCGATTCGGATGGCCGAACAGCCTGGAGTACTGGTGCTTCATGGGCGAGGAGGTTGAGGTGGAGCCCATCGAAGGAGTCTGGGACATCTCGAATCACCAAATGATCAAGAAGCACAAGGAGTCTGGACCATGAAGTGGGAGACGGAGTGCTCGAAGTGTGGCTCGATCAAGTACAACAAGTACTGTGTCGAGTGTCTTCGCATGCTCAGAAGGAACAGGAGGCTGGACACCAAGAGGCGGCTGGCTTCAAATCCTTCGTGCATCAACTGTGGAGACGACGCCAAGTTCGAGTACTTCATCGTGCCCCCACACAAAGCGAAGGACAGTCCCCCTGCGAGATGGTGCCCACTCTGTGATCGATGTTGGGACAACTGGCTCGAACAGGGGGACTACCCTCCGCTGCTCACAGGTCCATTCCTCCATGACTGCAGCTCAATCGACAGGCCACTCATGCAGGACGAGAGGGACGCGCTCAAGTATGGAAGGAGAGCGTTCTCACATGACGCCAGCACTGGTCTACTAACAATGGACTGGCGTAGATCAGGAAGACCCAAGCGGGCATACAAGAAGGACGAGGAACCATGAGCATCACGAGGCAGAACACTGTCTGGTGCGATGGCTGTAACCAGTGGGAGCAGAGATCGTATTCGGTGAAGCACATCAGGATGGAGCTCAAGAGGAAGGGGTGGACCAACATCAGAGTCGATGGCAAGGTCTGTGACTTCTGCCCGGAGTGCTCCAAGAACAGAGAGAAGAAGGCATGAGCTTCTATCCAGAGATGTGTGGTCTGTGCTTCTCGAGGCCAAGCGCGCATGTAACTGAAGAGGGCCTCTTCATCTGTGGCCCGTGTCACAAATCGATCGAGGCCATCAAGAAGGAGAGCCCCAACGTTGTAGACCGCAAGCGTAAGGACCCAAGCGCGCTCTGCTGTAAGTGCGGCATCTGTTGTGTCGTCTTGAGCGCGAAAGTAGAAGATGAAGAAGCCAAGAAGTTCCACCAGCAGGCACTCAATGATGGGATAGGTCCTCAGAACTTTGGTGACGTCTTCACCCTCGAGGAGATAGGTCCACACTCTGGTGATCTAGTCTTCCGTTTTCCCTGTGAATACCTCAGAGGGAAGACGCTCGATTTCGTCTCATGCGCCGGTTATCATCTAGATCGTCCAGCAGTATGCCGATCTTATCTCTGTAAAGTGGCGATCAAATACAGCCTAGGTTTGATCACGATCGAGGAGGCGCAATTCACTCTTCGCTCCAGTTTTCTGTCAGGCCATCTTGATCTCTTCAACTGGACTCATCCAACCGGCGATGATCCGGACGCTTTAGAGCAGGAGGTCGATGAGCAGAAGCTGATCTTCTACAACCATCTGAACGAACAGGCGCAGCGGATGATAGAGTCTGGCACTCCACGAGATCTCGTTGGAATGGTCGTCTCTGCTCAGATCACTCCGGTCCTCGACTTCAAGAACGCGGCGTGCCACGTCCTCTTCAACATGCACATGCAAGCGTTTGATCGAGAGTACATCGAGCCCCGAGTCTACATCGAGGCGGACGAGGTCGACAGCTGGCCTCCCGAGAAACAAGTCTTCGCAACTCAGATCATCAGACAGGTCCTCGCCGAGCTCCGAGATCTGTTCGCAACAAAGAACGAGCTCGCTCAGATAGAAGGAGAACGTGATGGGCAAAGCAGACGATCACAAGAACAAAGCGGCAGAGATGGCGGGCAAGCCTCCGAAGAAGAGCAAGCCGAAGCCGGGGACAGCGGTGACGACGTCGATCTCGGTGGACGAGAAGGAGTGCAACATAGCGGACAACATCCTGAGGGTGCTCGAGCAGGAGAAGGGAGCGGAGATACTGCGGATGCTGCGGGTGAACAGGATCAGCGTCCTGCGCCTGGCGATGGGGATGGGCTTGAAGGAGCTCATCAAGAAGGTGGAGAGCGGCGAGTCGATCCTGTGAGAGTCGCTTGCTGCCGTGAGCCCAAGCTCCGAGGCGGTCGCTGTGACAACTGTGGTCAGTGGTCTGAAGAGGCAGAGCTGAAGCCAGTCGATGTTCTCCAAGGCAACCCAAACAGACAGATCATCGAGGACATCATGGGCATGATAGCAGAGAACTGCACGTGCCCGGGTGAGTGCCCAGTACATGATGATCCAAGAGACAAAGAGCCGTTCGACCTCGAGTCCGACGGTGTAGATGATCTGGACTTTGGATTGGAGGAAGATGATGGATAAGCGACGTACAGGAAGGACTAGAAGAGCGCTTGCTCAAGCTCTCATCAAGGCGAAGTCTCATGGCATCGGAGTCTTCGTCGTCAGCACAGATCCAATGATCGACCACTGCGACGAGATTCTCTCCGAGTGGCTTGGTTGGGGGTGGATCAAAGACGTCGACCTGCCTCGGCTTCGTGGGTTCAGGCTCCATCGAACGACCTTCGAGAGGAAGAGCCGAGGACACTGGCATGTCTGCTCTGCTGGTCGGTGGGGAGACCTCTACATCGTGAAGCACGGCCGCCAGGGCAACACCAAGGTGGCGGTGTTCCTCGATCACCTAGTCACGGAGCCAGACGATGGATAGGCACGAAGCAAACAGACAGCTCTGCAAGATGCAGGGAGAGGTAGCCGATCGCTTGGAGCTCAAGACCATCTGCACCTGTGGCGACACAGCAGAGTGGGTAGGCGAGGTCCCGGACGAAGTGATCTCAGAGCTATGGACTCTCATCGCCGACGGCTACCTCTTCAGGCATCTCAGAGAGATCATCAGCAAGGAGAGGCCAAAGGGAAGGCGCCTCAACCTCGAGGAGCTCAGTCCAAACAAGACCATCATTGGCGAGGACGAAGTCGCCATCGGCGTGGCCAACGTAGAGAGCCTCTCCAAGCTCGAGCTCTACAAGGATGGGCCGATCTCTATGGGCTGTGGGTCTCCGAAGCCCTGCTCGATCTGCGAGGGAAAGGAGCCAGACTTCGTTCCTGGTAAGGAGCCTGGAGAGGTCGTCATGAAGGCGCGCAGATTGATTGATGCGATGGACGACCCAGACCCAGTGACAGCGATGCTCGACATCGCAACAGAGCGAGCAAAGGAGCGAGAGAATGAAGATAGGGATCGTGCCGGCGAGCAAGCTGACCACAAAGAGCCTCTCAGCGAGTCACTACCTGGAGGGCGAGGACAGGTGGGTGGACAGGGACGTGACGGTGAGGATCAAGGGGAAGTCAGCTACGTGGCTCCGGAAGATGCAGATGAGGGAGCTATCACACAACTTGGGCGCGAAGTCTCTGACCCAGATGGTGCAGGAGATCGTAGATTCGGCTCGGCGGTCATCGACGGAGAAATCAACCCGATCCCAGTAGCCGGCGTTGGTGGTCTGATGCTCAAGGCAGTAGGGCCGCCCAAGAAGTCTCCTGGATATCCTCCACGCACTGATCTCCCTGAGATCGCTGTGCCTCCATTCGAGGGAGGAAGGACAGGAGGAGAGTACATCGAGCCAGAGCTCGCCAAACCAGCTGAGTCAGTCCGACCAGTCACAAGGAAGCTCATACAGAAGATGGTGCTTGAGGGAACATTTGATCTTCTCGGATCAGAGTTCTATGAGGGCCAGCTCGTGGAGCTCCAGCCCGTAGAGGGAGGTCCGAAGTTCATAGTCACAGCCAAGGAGCTCGCTCGTCTTCAGCAGGAGATCCACAACAAGTTCGTTGAGGGCCTGCGGAAGGCCCCAGGGATCGAGGTCGAGGAGTGCAAGGTGAGCTACTCGCCCAGCATTCCAGTGTGTGAGAAGTGCGGTCGGCACATGGACTACCTGGGCAACCACGACTTCATCTGTTGGAAGTGCTCGAGGACGGAATGACGATCCTGTATGAGCCTTCTGATTACAGCACAGTGTTCACCGTCGAGGAGCTCGGCCAGATGCTCCACATCAGCAGTCTGCGGGTCATTCATGGCTGGCTCCGAGACGGAACACTGAGAGGCAAGAAGATCGGTAGACAGTGGCTTGTCACTCGAGCAGAGTTCAAGCGCTTCGTGGCGCCGGAGGAGGATGATGAGCAAGAAGAGTGAGCAGTCGCTTGACTCCATACTGGACAGCCTGTCTCCCGAAGATCGCCAGTGGCTAGAAGCTGAGCTACTGATCTACAGCAACGCTTGGCTGTACAGAGAAGATGAAGATCAGCCCTATAGAGTCTTGAGCTCTAAGCGCATGCTCGAGATTCAGAAGGAGGAGCTCGAGAAGGTCAAGCGCGCAGAGTACAGAGCCCAGGGCCTGTGCGAGGAATGCGGCGAGAACCCCTGTCACATCTACTGCAAGCTGCAGACCTACAGAGCCAAGAAGGTAGTTCCACAGATCAATCCAGTCTACCCGAGCGCAGAGGTGATCAGAGCCTTTGGTGTTTGTTCAAACTGCGGCACACAGCTGATCGGCAACTGGTGTCACGGATGCGGGAGAGAATGGGATGCAGAAAGATAAGTGTGATCTGGATGACTGGAGCAGGCTCATGCACTGGCTTCTGGAGAACTGCGATAGAGTGTGGAGGGGTTCGGAGCTCTTTGAGGAAGCAGCTGAAGCCCTGAAGCTCAATCAAGAGATGGTGACCAGGATGATCCGAACGAATCGCCTGGCCCAGTGCTCGTTCCATGTGCCAGCAACTATGCCTGGCGTTAGGGTTGTGCGAGATCTTCCAATGGCAAAGGTCCCGTACTACACAATCGACAAGGGACACGTCGAGGAGGGCTTGGTCTTCCTGGACAAAGCGATGATAGATGGGAAGTGGTAAATGGAGATCGAGATCAACATGACCTGCATTTCGGACCACTGTCCGAAGTGCCACTCGAGCACCGAGTTCGTAGAGGACATCGGAGACGTAGAGATTCCCAGCACGCTGGAGATTCTCTTCGAGTGTACCTGCGGTCTCAAGTATGTGAGGAAGATCAAGCTGGAAGTCGTTGAGCCGTGCATCCACTGTATGGATGCCCCAGAAGGAGGCACCTGCATCTATTGCGGTGCGGGCGGCTGATGAACCTCACAGAGAAGCGCTTCTACTCTGAGCTGTACTCAACAGTTAGAGGGAGGGCTAGGAAGAGAAAGCTCAAGTGGGACTTGAGTCGTAGTCGGTTCGATCAAATAGTAGCTAGAGCAGATGGACGGTGTGAGGTGACTGGGATACCATTTTCCTTCGATCACGTCCGTGGGGTTTCCAGACGACCGTGGGTACCGTCGTTAGATCGCAAGAACTCGAGAAAGGGCTACACGAAAGAGAATGTCCGCCTTGTCTGTGTGGCTGCCAACCTGGCTATGAACGAATGGGGTGTTTCTGTACTAAAGAGGTTGGCGGACAGCATGACCGAGAAGGATATCACCGGAGAGCTTCTCACAGAGCTGCAATCCACTAGAGACATCAGAGCCGAACTAGACGCGAAGCCAAGGAGGCTCGTTCAGATAATAGACAAGGAGATCGACAACATGGTTGATGGGGTGGACTTCTTTACGGCTCCGTGTCGTTGTGTGCTGTTCACCAACACCGCAGCGAACATGATCAAAGATCGATACAGAGAGGAGAACAGCGGCTGATGGATAGCGAGACTTGGGTAAAGCTGATCGGCATAGTGGTAGCTCTGGCTATCTCAATCGCAGTCATGATCGGAAGATACAACTGCTGTCTGGATGCCGGCTACACTCATGATCAGTGCGTGTACGACATCGCCTGCAGTAGCGGGGACTGATGGACTTCGATCTAACCAAAGAGGAGAAGAACGCTATAGCGACTCTGAAGCGTCTCGCTAAGAGATGGCCCAAGTCGCTATGGCTCTTCGCCAACAGAGAGCTCACCGTTCTTAGAAGGAATGAGGACGGAGAGCAAGCCATGACGCCTTCGGGTCGAGTAGATCAGGACTACGTCGTAGAGACGATCGATCTGCCAGCAGATGGAGGTGGGTGGTGAGCCACGTTCACGAAGCAACGCATGTCACCAGCACAGACAACACCACATGGGAGGTGTGCTGGTGTGGCGCGACGAGGAGCAGAGACAGGAGAGGCACGTTGGGATGGTCGGGCTGGCACGCATGCAAGCTCTGCATCCTTCCCTGGATGGTAAAGGAGGTACTCGGTGAGGTACGTGAGGGAGGTCCACGTTCGTTGTAGCAGGATCAACCCGAACAAGAAGAAGGGCCAATCCAAGATCACAGTGCGGAAGCTGTGGTGGCCGCTGAGCGAAGCTGAAGTAGGAAAGAAGATCTTCTTCAAGGGCCATGAGTGGACCATTGACGAGATCATACACAACCCATGGGAGAAGGAAGATGGACGAAGTGCAACTGAGCGAGCATGAGAAGGACGTGGCGGATCACAAGGACAAGGTCACTCGGGCCCTGTTCATCATAGCCAGAGCTCTTGAGGATCGAGCCAACACGCATGACGACAGCAAGATGGACGAGCCTGAGTTCAGCGCCTACTCAGAGACGATCCCGAAGCTCAAGGGCCTGCAGTATGGCACCGAGGAACACAAGGCTGTGCTGAAGCAGATGAAGCCGGCGGTCGAGCATCACTACTCGATGAACCGTCACCACCCAGAGTTCTTCGATGGTGGCCGTGAGGCTGGCGTCTGGGACATGAACCTCGTCGACTTCATCGAGATGATCTGCGATTGGAAGGCGGCCTCCATGAGAGGCGGAGACAACAAGGCCTTCTACAAGAGCTTGGACATCAACAAGGAGAAGTTCAGGCTAGAAAGCCAGGTAGTGGCGCTCATCGCCAACACGGCTGAGATGCTGGAGTTCTGAGATGACTAACGGACTAAAGCACAAGTACAATATCACGAAGGCGGACGGCTCCCCAGCCAAGGGGCGCTATTTCGTCCTCAAGATCGACTCGAAGGACTCAGCACATCGTAAGGCCTGTCAGGCGGCGGCGCTTATGTACGCAGAGATGATCCAGGAGCACATTCCTATGTTGGCCAAGAACATCCGAGATTCCATAAGCCAGAATAGGCGAGAGAACTCTTGGGATCTCTGGGATGCCTACTTGGGGCGTGTCGATGGTCGATGACTGGGAGTGGTGGAACTGGGCGCTCTTCATCTCTGGCTGCATCCTCTCCTCGGTGCTGGGCGAGTGGCATGTCCGCAAGCTCAACAGGAAGAAGGAGAATTTCTATGGGATGGACATCACCACAGACAACATGATCAGACTCATCGAGTGGACGATCGATAGATGGGTTGCTCGAGCTGTTAGGACCCTCACGGCCACGCTGGCATTCTGCTTCGCCTGCTGGTGGGCCTGGAGAGCGGTATTCGGATGAGCCAAAGAGACAAAGCAGCGAAGAAGGAGCGCCATAGGCATGGACACGCCTTTGGCCCGAACAATGATCAGAGGAAGGCGCATGGGCACGC